GCCGTCAACCAGCACACGAGCGACCTCTCGGCGAAGGTCGACGTCGTCGTGACGAACGTGAACCAGATCATCGCGGACCTGAAGGCCGCTGCCGGCGATCCCGCCGCGCTGCAGGCCGCGCTCGACGAGCTTGGGACGGTCGGCACGAACCTCGATGCGATCTCGACGCACCTCGACGCGATCGGACAGGACTCGACGAACCCGCTGCCGCCCCCGCCCGTCGTGGGTTGATCGGGCACTCCCTCACGACGAGCGGACACCACAGCGGGCGATCGACCCATCGGGCGCGCGCCGGGTCACGAACCCTCGGCGCGCGCCCTTTCGTCGGCGCGACGGACCGACGATTGGAGCGGGCGGTCGGCACGGCGTTCCGGGCGGCCGAGCGAGGCGAATCAACCCGCGTGCCAGGCGGCCCTACCCCCCCCCGTAATGGGTCCTTTTTGGGCCTTTTTCGCGGGGGTGCCGCGCGCGCCGGCGTTTCGCTAGCCCGGGGGGCAAAGTTTCGCATTGCCGTTCGCGACGTTGGCACGGGTGCGCGACGGGCCGTCCTCGTCGTACTTCCATCCGTCCTGCGCCGCTGCGCGCCGTGGGCCAACGTCGTGCGCCGACGCGACTCTCCCCGGGGCAGTTCCTGTTTCTCGGCCTCGAATGAGGGGTGACACGATCTGAAACCCGCTTGCGGTTTCGTGTGGGATCTCGCGGATCTGTCAGGCAGTTTCCGAACTGTCAGGCAGGCGGGTGGCGCTGGCGATCGACCGCATCCATCACCCGCCGCGCGACGTCGCTGTGCACGGGCCATCCGCGGATCGCGCTCCATTCCGCCGTCAGCCGATCCATCTCGGTGTGCCAGATCGCGTCGTGCCGCGGGGCATAGATGCGGTCGACGCCGGCGCCATGGGCGGTGACGTTGATCCAGACCGAAACTTCGTCCTGGAAGCTGACGACGATCGTGTCGCCGTCGTCGATGTAGCTCGGGTCATCCAATCCCCGCCCGCCGGTCGGAAGAACGACGATCGTCAGCGGCCGTCCAAGACTGCCGTCGTCGATGTGGCGCAGGACCGAGAGTGCGTTCTTCGTCGCCGTCGTCATGTTCCCGTATCTCACGTTGATTCCTCCGGGCCACCAGGCGGCGGCGTTTGCGCGAGCATGTCGTCGAAGTGCCGGCGCTGCGCGTCGGTCGCCATGAGGCCCGGGCCGCGCGGCGGCGGCGGCAGGTAGACCGGGCGGACCCTGCGGAACTCGATGCGCGTCACATCGACGTCGCGCGCGTCGGGCTTCTTGCCGTGGGCGCGTAGGAAGTGGTCGATGAACCACTCGGGGTCGCGGCCGGCGAATCCCTCGAGCGCGACCTCCGCCGCCGTGATCGCATCGAGCGGCTCGCGGCGGACGGAGACGACCTCGATGCGCATCAGGCGCTCGGGGCTCTCGCCCTTCTTCAGCCCCTGCGCCTTCGTGACCGCCTGGACGAGCTCGCCGACCTTCAGGTCGCGCCAGCCGAGGCGTCGGGTGACGGTCTTATCGCCGCGCAGCAACTGCACGCGCGTCAGGCTGAACGCCATTAGTCTCATTTTCGTTCCCATTCCCATCCCACCGCCGCGAGCGCGGCCTTGAGGGCGTCGAGCGCAGAGTCGGGCACCTCGCCGAGTCCTACGAGGCAAACCGCCACCTCCGCCGCAGCCTTCTCCACCCCGCGCAGCGCGGCGACGTCGCGTATCGCGGCGATCACCGCGTCGCGCACCTTGCGCTGGTCATTGCACGAATCGCAGCCATCGTCCATGTCGAACGCGATGTCGCACGCCGTTTGAACGAGGTCGATCTGTTCCTCCACCGTCACCTTCACGTTCTCGGGCATTTGGCGCTCTCCTTCGCTGCGATGTAGGCGTCGGCGTCGACCCACCCGTCCTTCGTCACGAACCCCCAGCGGCGCCAGCGCGGCCCGCAGAAGACGAGCGTCCAGACCGGCGATCGCGAAAGCTTCACGATCTGGTGCGCGTCGGTCGCGCGCTTCACGTTCAGCCACCGGACGACGCGCCAGCAGAACTGCGACGGGTAGCTCTGCGGGAAGACCTCGATGTACTTCCCGCGCAGCACGAAGGACGCGAACGCGCGCGGGTGGTCGTGCAGGTCCTCGCGCTGGTTGTCGGGCCGGTGGATCGCGTGCAGCCAGATCGCGAACCACGGCGTCTCGAGGATGCGGAGCCGCCACAGGTAGAGCAGCCCGTCGATGTAGATCGGGAACGGCCGCAGGAACGCCCACTTCGGTTCGAGCTTGACGCGTCGCACGATGACCATCTCCCCGTTGGCGCCGCGACGGATCTCGTCGTCGGGATCGATCGGCTTCCAGTGGCCTGGGACCACGAGTTCGATGCCGTCGCCGGGGACGTCTCGGCCGCGTTCGGTCTTGTCGGGCGGTGGCGGGCAGATGCAGAACGAGAATGCGTCTGATGTCCCGACCTGGCGGAGATTGCGGCACTCCGGACAGGTCCGTTCGATGGGCCACCCGATTCTGCAAAAGCACCCCGGGAGACCGTCCTTGCAGAACTCGCCGCGGCGCGCGGCATCTGCGTCGATCGGTTCGTTCATGACGCGGAGATCCCCATCTCGCGCTTCCATGCTCCGGCGCATCCTGCCCCGCCGTTCGGGCACTCGTAGCCGATCGGCTTTGGGAGCGGATCGCGCGGGGTCTCCTCGCAGTAGCCCGCGGTGATCATCACGTCCTGCGAGCCGACGAGCGCGTGCACGTGGCCCGTCCAGAAGTGGCAGGGTTCGTGCCCCGACTGCTGGCGGACGCAGTCGACGCAGTTCGCCGTCTTCAATCCCAGGTAATCCGGGTGGCCGGTTCCCATCAGACGCTCCCGATCTTGATCTCGGCGCGGCCGCGCAGGCCGTCGAGATCGACGGTCGTGCCAGGCAGCGTCGGGACGTCGAACCAGAACAGGACGATCTCCTCGCCGTGCCGCTCGTCGACGAGCTCGAGGCAGACGTTCCCGTTGTGGCTGATGCGGACGCGCATCTTCGCCTCGAGCCATGCGCACTTCTCGTGCGGCGTCAGCGTCGCCGTCCCGGTCCCAATGACGCCATTCAGGAATGCGTCCTTGGCGGCGTTCGTCATCGCCCAATGGTGACGGCCTGCGAAGTCCTGCGGCACGTTCGTCTCCTCGTGGAATCGCCGGGAGGGCGTCGCGCGATTACTGTCGGGCCACCCTTTGGCAGCCTGCCCGACGCCACTAGCCCGGGGTGCTCCCCAGCGTTAGCCCGCGCGCGACGGCCTTCCGACGATTCTTCCTTCGGAACGCCCCCTGTGATAACGTCCGCCGCAATGAAAAGAGATAACAGAACCTTCGTTCATGCGAGGACTGGCCCTGGCCGTCCTCCAAAGTTCGATTCCGGTGCCATGGAACAGCGAGTTACCTGGCGCCTACCCAGCGCGCTCATCAAAGAGATGCGGCGCGCCGCGAAGAGGAGCGGCCACTCCTTGGTGGATGAGGCGCGCCGCCGCCTGCTGCGCCAGTTGGGCCAATAACGGTCGCGCCGGCGGCGAGTGCCTTCGTCGCGTCGGCGAGCCCGCGCGCCGCCTTCATCTCGCGCCAGTCGCGGACCGCCGTGATCGTCGGCCCGTGGGGGTGCTTCGGATTGATCGACGCGCCGTCCGTCGACGCGACGAGCGTCGCGAAGTTCCCCGTCAGCGCCTGCCATCGGGCGAGGATGACGTCGCAGTAGGCCGGGTCGATCTCGAGCGAGAACCCGTGCCGGCCTAGATGCTCGCAGGCAATGATCGTGCATCCGCTGCCACCGAACATGTCGAGAACGTTCTCCCCCTTCTTCGACGAGTACATGATCGCACGCGCGTAGAGATCGACGGGGCGCTCGCAGAGGTGGATCATTTTCTGCGGCGGCAGCTTCTTCACGACCCAGACATCGGCGATGTTGTTGGGTCCGAAGAACTGGTGCGCGGCGCCCTCGCGCCATCCATAGAAGCACCACTCATGATCGCCGAGGAAGTCCTTTCGCGTCAGGACCGGATGGCCCTTCACCCAGATCAGCGCCTGGCTGAAGAAGAGGCCGGCAGCCTTCATCGCCTGCGGGTAGTTGGAGATGTTCGAGTAGCCGCCCCACAAGTAGAAAGCGCGGCCCGGCTTCAAGACGCGCGCGAAGTTGGCGAACCAGCGGGCCAGTAGGTTCTCGAAGTCGCCGTCCGAGATGAAGTCGTTCACGAGCGCGCGGTCCTTCGCGCGCATTTGCTTCGTGGTGCCCTTCGACTTCGACGGATGGCGCATCACGTCGAGTTTTTGATGGTGCGAAGTCTTCGCGCCACGCATCGATGACGCGATCGCGTTGTTGGACCGCGGTTCCATCTTCACGTTGTACGGGGGATCTATATTCGCCAGATGGACGATCGCGCCGTCGAGCAGCAGGTCGAGGTCCGCCTCGACGGACGAGTCCCCGCACATGAGGCGATGGTCGCCGAGCTGCCAGATGTCGCCGCGCCGCGTCGTGGGCGCGTCGGGCGGGAGCGGGATCTCGTCCTGGTCGACCTCGTTCGCTGCGGCGTCGATCTCCTGCTGGCTCTTGCGCGCGTCGGAGATCCGCAGTCCGAGGAGGTTGCCCGACTGCTCGATGCTGCGGAGCTCCTGCTCCGTGAATCCGGCGATCGCGGGGAGATCACTGTTGATCGACCCGAGCTCGTCGAGCAGCTGCTGCAGCTTCGGGAAGTCCCAATCGCCGTGAATCTTGTTCAGCGCGAGGTTGGCCGCCTTCTCGTCGTTCTCGTCGAGGTCGACGACCATCACGAGCGCCGTCTTGCGCTTCATCGCTGCGCGCGCCGAGACGCGCTGGTGCCCGCCGACGATCGTCTTCGTCCGCTTGTTGAAGACGATGGGCTGCAGCTCGCCGAACCGCGCGATCGACGTTTGGAGTGCGGCGGCCTCCGCCTCGGGCATCACGCGCGGGTTGTAGGTGGCGCGCGCCTTCTCGAGGTCGGACACCTTCATGGAAACGAGCATCTGGGGCGGGGTCGTCATTTCGGTCGGGTCCTCTTGTTGGGTCGCCACGTCTTCTCGGGGAGATGCACGTTGGGGTTGGGCGCGACGAAGTGCTCGAGCATCCGCATCTCGAGCTTGAAGTCGCCCTTGTCGGGCATCGGGTGGCCGTGGGCGTTCGTCGCGGTCGCCCCCTGCACGAACCCGATCACGCGATCGGACATGAGGTCGGCGGCCGTCACGATCGTGCTGCACGGCCCGCAGAGCGGGACGGCCATCACGACGCAGAGGACCGGCGGGCCGTTCCCGCCGCAGACGCCGCACTTGCACGGCAGCATCCCGACCGGGAAGACGACGGCGCGGTCGCTGCAGCCCCCGCGCGTGCACTTCCACCAGAGCTCGTCCTTCGTCTCGTCCATCGTCACGGCTCCTGCGGGAACTCGCGGTCGTCGTCTTCGTCTCGCCCATCCCCCGCCGCCAGCGCGCGCGGGTCGAAGTTCGACGGCGCGACGCCCGCCGTCGACCAGTTCAGCAGCCGCTCCAGGAAGTCGGGCGCGACCGTGACGTAGAGCTGGCCGCGACGCCGGCAGTCGGCGATCTGGCTCCGCGCGCGATCGAACTCGTGCACGCTGAACGGGAATCGCTTCCGCCAGACGGCTGCGGCGGCCATGACCTGTCGATCGGTCGCGTACTTGGTCAGGCACCAGACGATCGCGTCCCGGTTCGTCGGTTCGCCCGTCTCGAGGCTCCGCTGCGGTCGCTTCGTGCCGGTCGGGATGACGGCAAACTCGGCGAACAGCTGCGTCCGCGCGGGCGAGAAGGTGTCCTTCTTCGCGTGCTCGAGGCCGGGCAGCTTGCGGACCTCGAGCAAGACGTCGCGATCGGTCATCCCGCGCGGCCCCGCAGGATCCAGCAGTGCGAAGACGATCTTCCTGGCCCGGTCGTCGATCCCGTCACCCTGCGCCTGGGTGAAGGCGTCCATCGTCGTGTCCTGGATCACGTGCGTCCGATGGTGGCGTGGGTCGTCCTGGGTCACGGCCGGATCCGCCGCTCGAAGAACCCCCGGATCTCGCGCCGGTGCTTCTGCACGGCCCGGTGATCGCGCACGACGTCCCACGCGAGCAGGCCGAGCAGCGCGACGACGAAGAGGCCGCAGACGATCGTCTCGACGTTCATGGGCGCTCCTTGAAAGAAAAGCCGGGGAGGTTGCCCTCCCCGGCAGCAGACGCTGCCAACCCGGTCTGCCAGCAGGTTTGGCGGTCACCGCGGTGAGGAAGTCGCTGGACAGCGAATGACCCCGCGGTTCCGAATGGCTTCATCAGAAAGGGTCTCGGTCGACGGGCGCGTGCGCGGCGGCGAGCCGCGCCCCCATCTTCGACCCGACGGTCTGGAACATCTCGACGTTGCCTTCCTTGCGGACCGCGGCGATCAGGATGCCGATGGCGTCGAAGATGTGGTTCTTCAGCACCGACCCGACGTCGGCCTCGACGGCGAACAGCTCGGGGAAGTGCGCCAGCACGTGGCCCTCGACCTCGAGCTTGATCCCCTTCGCGCGCTGCGTCTTCGCTGCGCGGATCGACGCGCGGTCCTCCTCCGTCAGCAGGCGCGGCAGCTTCGGGCGCTGCCAGCGGCTGACTGCGCACGCCTTCTTCACCTCGTCGGGCAGCACGTGGACGATCCGGCAGCGCGCCGGCGGGTAGCGGAACTGCCCTTCGATCGCGGCCAGGACGCCGCGGATCATGAACATGCACGCGCCCGCGCGATCGCCTTCCGCGTGCGTGGCGAGCTCGGACGCGACCAGGCGGACGGTCCCGTCGTCGAGCTCGAGGCGCAGCTGGTTCGCCATCGCCGCGGCGTCCTGCTGGTCGCGAAAGACCGCCTCGTGGGGGATCTTGATGCGGCCCGGCTTCGGTCCGCGAGTGCGTAGCAACTTCCAAGAGAAGCCTCTCTCCGTGACCGACACCACCGCCGTGTGCCGCAGCCCCGGATCGATCCCCACGATGCGGTCCCAGGGCATCGTCAGCCCGCCGACTTCGACGGCAGCACGGCGGCCTTCGCGCGGATCTCCCCGATCGCGAGCTTCGCCGCGAGCTTCGTCATCACCCACCTCTTCGTGGTCTCGTTGAACTCGATGCGGACGACGCCGTCGGCGAGGCGGATGTCCGCGCCGTAGTCGATCTCGTCGGGCGCCTCTTCACCGTGCCTCGAGATCACGGGGAGCTCGCGCGCCTCGACCCCCATGTGGCCGGTCAGGTTCACGCACTGGCGCTTGTTGAAATCGAAGAGAGCCGCCTCCTTGGTGAACTCGACCACGAGGTTGCCGCCGTCGCGGAAGACGCGCCACGGCGTGTCGGGCCCAGAGTCGATCTCCTCCTTCTCCTCGCTGCCGTCGATCAGGCGCTGCTTCGGCGGCGCGCGCCGGCCCTTCCCGCGCGCTCCCGCGCTCGCCTTGTCGTCCTCCCCCTCGAGGCGCCGGGCGAGCTCCTTGGCCTCCTCCACCGGCGACTTGCGCGGCGTCTTGCCGAGCGGCGGGTCCACCGCAGGGGGCTCGACCGGGATCCCGCCCGGCGGCAGGAGCCGCGGCCCGCGCCGCGTCGTCGCGCCGTCCTCCGTGCCGGTCGCCGCCTCTGCGCCTCCGCCGAGGACCTCGACCCCGTCCTTCATGACACCCTTCGCTCGTCGTCCCACGTCGATCTCCTTGGTTGGGTTCTCACCCGTGCAGAATCTTCGAAGCGATCTCGGACAGGTTGTTCAGCGTCGAGAACGTCTGCGCCTCGATCCAGGCCTCGGTGATCGACGCCGGCGGCGTGACGCTCGCGCGCTTGAAGACCTCGTCCCACTTGCTGGCCGGGAGCTCGGTCACGAAGTCGAAGAAGCGGCGCCGCGCCTCGGCGGTCGCGTCGATCTGCTTCTGCTCCGCGGGGCTGCGCACCGGGTTGCCGCGCGGCGCGGCGACCTTCTCGGGCTGGCGCAGGTTCGGCTCGCCGAGGACGTCGGCCATCGTGTCGCCCTTCCGCGGCTCGGGCAGCGCCTTCCCGTTCGCGCGGCGCATCGCGTCGGTCGCCTTGGCGAGGTCGCCATCGGCGCGCGCCATCGTCGCGCCGGGGTCATGCGCCGGCGTGCCGTCGAGCGCGTCCGAGAACTCCATCGCCTCGGGGACGGGCTCGCCTGCCTCGACGATCTCGAGCGTGCGCGTCGTGTCGGGGTGCACCGGCAGGAAGGGCCAGAGGCGGCGCACCGGCGTCTTCATCCACATCGAGTCCTCGTGCATCTGCCACGGGGAACGGGCGTTGTCGGAACCGCGGCTCGACGCCTTCGCCTCCAGCACCTCGCGCCGGAAGCACCAGCGGGGGATGCGGCGCCCGTCTTCCAGGTCCGCGATCGCCCAGGCGGCGACGCGCGGGCCGGGGTCCTCTGCGTCGGTCGGCACGTGGCGCAGGATCGGGCGGAGCCCGTCGCGCCAGGTGTAGACGTCGCGCGCGCGCACGACGCCGGGCCGGATCATGATCTTCGCGTCGCGCCAGGCGAGGGCGACCATCCCGCGGTAGCCGATAATCAGCTGCGCCTCGAGGATCGTCGCGCCTTCGGGCGCGCCGGGCCGGCGGTCCCGATTCTCGAACGGGACGAGGTAGGCGTGGCCCAGGACCTGGTCGGGCTCGAGGCCGAGCTTCGCCGCGCCCATCGCCGCCATGAAGAGCGACCCGCGCGTGCAGTCGATCAGGCTCGGCACCCGGTAGACGTTGTAGAGCACCGTCTGCACGAACCGATCGACGTTCGCACCCTTCTCCGGCAGCGCGCCGCTGAAGGCATTCGCGCGGTCCTTCAGGTAGGCCGCGAGCGCGTCGTAGCGGCGCTGCCACTCGTTGCGCGCGTCCTCGACCACCTTCGCCTTCGACTTCATCTGCGCCACGCCATCACCTCCAGTTCTTCGAGAAGACGCCGAACCGATGCCGCGTATGCGGCCGGTGCGTCACCTCGGGCACCTGCGTTTCCTCGCGATAGAACACCTCGCCCGTGGGCAGGACGCCCTGGGCGTACTGGCCGAGCGCGAGCCGGACGCGCGCCTCGATCTCGCGCTGGTGGTCCTCCTGCACGTTCAGCTGCTCGCGCAGGTCGCTCTTCAGCTTCTCGGCCGACTTCCAGCGCGTGAGGAGCGGCGCCATCGTCGCGGGCAGCTTGATCCGCTTCGGGATGAAGCAGCCCTCGAGGCGGCGCTTGATCAGGTCGACGTCCGCCGCGCGCGGGTCGGGCCGCTGGCCCTTCTGGCAGCGCGAGGCGAAGCGTTCCAGGTTCTCGAAGAGCTCCGCGCGGAACGCCGCGGCGACGTCGCCCTGCGGTTCGTCGTGCCAGCGCAGGTCCCCGCCGAGGTTCCCGCCGAAGAGCATCCCGACGACCATCGACGCGAGCGCGCTGCAGACCTCCGCCTGCACGTGGACCTGGACGCGGTGGCGCATCGGCGGCGTCTCGGTCCACTCGCCGGCGGCGCGCGAGGTCGTCACCAGCTTCAACTCGGCGACGCCGAACCCGCCGGCGACCGGGAAGAGCCGGTCGGGCGTCGCGCCGAGCCACGGCATCCGCTTCGAGACCATCAGGAAGAACGGATTCCCGTCGCCATCAACCGGCCGCATCAGGACGCGCCCGGTCTCGCGCGCGCACTCGCTCGAGATCATCGGTTCGGCCAGGAGGCCGCGGCGCATCGCCGCCGTTTCCTCGACCTCGGGGAGCTCGCCGCGCACCTGGTAGTAGGCGGAGAGCGGCGTCGAGTACTCCTTCTCGTCGAGCCCGAGCGCGCCGGCCGCGATCGAGGACGTCACGATCCCGAAGTGCGCGTCGCGCCACTCCTTCTTCGTCTTGAACGATCGCACCTCGACGTCCGCGTCCGAGAAGATCGGCAGGCAGGGTTCGAACTCGGAATCCGTCTGTCGGTAGCCGTGGTCGATCGCCTTCACGAACGGAACTCCATGAAAGGCGGGCGCGGTTGGAGGTCCCGCGCCCGCCACCAACAGGGGGTTCAGGCGAGGCCGTCGCCGGAAGAGTCCGCTTCCGGTTCGATCACCTCGCCCGAGTCGTCGTAGTCGCCCGGGTCGTTCTTCGCCCAGCACGGATCGCAGTACCGCGAGACGTAGATGCCGTGCTTGTCGAAGCGGCGCGCGACGGTGTGGTCCGTCGTCTCGCAGCTCGTGCAGGCCATCTCCGGCGGGCAGGCGCAGTCGTACTTCGGCCGGCGGCAGCCGGGGCACGCGGCCAGCGCGTATTGGCGGGCGCTCATGCGCCACCGTCCCCGCTCGGCAGCAGCGACGGCACGCTGCCCGAGCGCGCGAGCTCTTCGATGCGGGGCCGCAGCGCGTCGCCGAGGCGGCGACCATCGGCCATCACGACGTGCGCCAGGAACTCATCCTCGATGGTCGAGATCCCGTTGCGCGCGGCCTCCAGCTTCGCCTTCACCACCAGGAGCAGGCAGCGCCAGAGCCGGCGCTCCTCGCCGTCGAGCACGGCGCGGCGGCGGGCCTCCAGCGATCCGAACGTGCCGGACGGCACGCGCAGCTTCGAGATGTCGATGCGCGGCACCTCGATGGCGTAGAGCCGTCCGTCGATCTTGAAGCCGACGCGCGAGTGACCGCGCTCTCCGCTCGCGAAGGCGAGCTCCGTCGATCCGTGCGCGCGCAACAGCTTGTGCAGCGCCTCGCGCGAACGCTCGACGGGGACTTCGGTCCCCGCAGCGTACTGCTGATACTTCACGTGCCGCCTCCTTCCTTCGTGGAGTCTTCCTGCTGCATGCGGTCGAAGTCGGCGCGCTCCTTCTGGCGGCGATGCAGCTCGTCGTACAGATGCCGATCTCCGCCGAGCACCAGCCGCCAGCAACCGTTATCGCCGCGATCGATTGAAGCCTCGCCGAGCGAGACGATCGCGCGCGCGACCAGCTCGCCGTCCGTCATCTCCGGCCGCTTGCGCCACGGCCGGAGGTTTCGCATAGCGGCCATCAGTAGCCCACCCCTTCGTCGCGGTCCGCGCAAGCGTCGCACTGGTAGCCGCGGGCGACGTCCGCAGGCGTGAGCCGATTCGGCCGCTTGCATGTCGGGCACGCGAGGTCGCGCGGGTTCGTCTTGGTCGCGCGTCGAAGCGCGCTGTTCTCGCCGGGGCGCGCGAAGACGCGGCGCGCCTCTGCGTCCTCGTCGGGGTTCGTGCTGTCGATGTCACCGCGCATCGTGCACCTTCTTCGTCTCGTCGTCCTCGGCATCCACGTCGATGTTGACCCGCCATCGCTCCACTCGAATGTGGAGCCCGTCGAACGGGCCTTCCTCGACGACGAACTCCACCGCCTCCACAGGGGGCTGTTCGTCGAAGAGAACGCGGCCGGCGAGGTAGACCGTCGCCCCCACGAACATGTCGAGAGCGACGTACACCCGGTCGTCCTTGGCGAAAATCTCCTCTGGCACGTTCAGTGGGTTGCCGTCCCGGTACAGAGGATTTGGTTTCACGCGAGATCCTTCGTCGCGGCGGCCGCGGCGTCGAGCCGGCGCGCGAAGTCGCGGCCGTCCTTCGTGATCTCGATCACGTGGCCCGGGTGGCGCACCAGCAACCGCGCGCCGATCAGCGCGCCGATCAGATTCTGGAAGCGCGGGAGGTCCATCACGTTCATCAGGCCGGCGTAGAGGATCCCCTCGATCGCCGTTCCGCCGGTGTCGTTCATCGCGCAGAGGATCGCGGCGACGATGCCGGCGTCTTGTTCGACGGTGGTCTGGCTCATCGCGTCACGCGCGAGCCGCGGTGCGGATCGGGAAGAACTCGACGCCGTTCTCGACGTTGTCTTCGTCGGCCGCGCACTCGTCCTTGTGGCGCGTGCAGAGCAGCGTCTTGCCGCCGCCGCAGTCGGTCGACCAGGTCGGCGGCGCGCCGCAGAGCACGGTCGTTCCATTGACCTGTCCATCGACCTCGAACTCGCATCCGGTCGGCCGCGCGAGCTCCTCGCCGACCTTCGTCGCCGCGAAGTCGATCCCCGCGACGAACGCGCCCACCATCAGCTCCGCGACCTGGTCCGCGGGATAGCTATCGACGTGGTCGTCGAGCTTCGAGTGCGCGTGCGTCAGCGCGGCGATGCGCGCTTCCGACGGTGCGTCCGTCCTCTTTCGGTCTGCCATGGGTTCCTCGTTTTGTCGCGGGCGGCCAATCCCGCTCGCGACGTCGGGATGTTCGTCATATCGAGGCGCCAGCACCAGAGAATAGGCGGACAGAATCCGTCTTTCTGGCAGACGATGCGATCGTGGGCCACCGCGGAAACTTCCGCTCCTGGCGCGCGGATCGTGCGGGTGGGGGTGCCTCGACGCGCGGACCACTAGACGTTGTGGGCCCCGTCGGGGGTGGCCGACGGGGCCCGCCAATCCGCCTCTGTCCCCTTGAAGTTCCGGTACGCGGCGGCCACGATCGGAGGTGCGAATCAAGCGGACGGGCGCCAGTTTAGCGGCGCCTCGTCCTCGCGATCCGCCCACGCTCGACGGGCGTGCAGGCCGGGGAGACATCCGGAGGCCTGCGAACGGGGGACCCCGCGGTGCGCCGCGGGAACGCAGGAGCGAATGCCCCGCGCAGCGTGAAAAGACGCGGCCATGCGCGCCCGGTGCGCCTCAACAGCCACCATCGGGAGGGGACCACGCTGAACCGGCTCCAGACGACGCGGCTCCGGGCCGTACGGGTGAGCAGGGTGGAAGGGGAACCTTTCACCTCACCACCCCCCGCCCACCAAACCACCAGGTGCCAGGTGAAGAGGGACCTCCGATGGCCGAGTACTCGCTGCGCGCGCCGGTCTGGATCACCTGCGAGGAGTGCAGAGAACCGATCCTGGTGGTCGAGCTGCGCGGCGCGCGCGGGCTCGCCGTGAAGAATCCAGCCGGCCGCGGCGGAGGCCCGCACAAGTGCAAGGGCGCGGACCTCGCGTTCTCGGATCCGAACGTGTTCGCGGCGATGGCTCGGACAGGCGGGCCCTCAAGGAGCCAGGACGGGCCGAGCCTTCGACGCGGCCCATGATCGTCCGCCCAACGGGCGGACCTCCGAGCTGACTGGAAGGTAGTCCTTCCTCTTGGGTCTGGATTCTGGCGGACGCGACGCCCCCCTATAACGGCGCGGCATGGCCGAAGGTCTCCTGTCGATCCGCGCCTACGCGCGCCGCCGCAAGGTCTCCCACACCGCCGTCGAGGACGCGATCTCCACGGGCCGGATCAGCCGGGCGATCCGTTCGCGCGCGCCGTCGGGGCGCGTCAAGATCGACCCCGCGCTCGCCGACGCCGAGTGGGACGCGAACACGCACCCCGGCAATGCCCGATCGGGGATGGGGCAGGCCGCGCCGACGTCCGCGCCCGACGACTACCGCAAGACGCTGACGATCGAGCGGGTCGTGAAGACCCGGCGCGCGCAGATGCTGCTCGAGCGCGACCAGGGGAAGCTGGTCGAGATCGAGGACGTCCGCAAGACCGTGTTCGAGATGGTGCGCACGCTGCGCAACCAGCTGTTCCAGCTGCCCGACACGCTCTGCGACGAGATCGCGCTCGAGAACGACCCCGCGCGCGTCCGCGCGATCCTGATGCGCGAGTTCAAGGGGCTGATGGAGCAGCTGGCGAAGCGCGCCGAGAAGTCGACGCTCCAGGTGCTGGCGCCCGAGACGAACGGGACGACGCCGCATGCCTAGCGGGAAGGAGATCGTCGCCGCCGCTTGGGCGGACGCCATCCGACCCGACCGCGAGATCTCCATCGTCGACTGGATCGAATCGAACGTCGTCCTCGAGGAGGCGGAGACCTCCTCGCCCGGCCAGTACCGATTCCGGCGCGCGCCCTACATGCGCGAGATCCTGGAGACGCTCTCGCCCGACTGCCCCTGCCAGTACGTGACGACGATGAAGGGCAGCCAGCTCGGGATGACGATCGGCGCCGGCGCCTACATCTGCTTCCTGATCGCCGAGTCGCCGTGCACGATCATCATGGTGTCGCCGACGCTCGACCTGGCGAAGCGCGCGTCGCGCCGCAAGGTCGGCCCGCTGATCGTCAAGACCGACGCCGTGCGCGAGCGCGTGCGCGACTTCGGGGCGCGCCGCGCCGGCAATACCGCGCTCATGAAGGAGTTCCCGGGCGGCGTGCTGCTCTTCGCCGGCGGCAACTCGGGCGCGGGGCTGCGCCAGCTCTCCGCGCGCGTGCTGATCCTCGACGAGCTCGACGTCTTCCCGGCGTTCGTGCCGAACGAGGGCGACCCGGAGATCCTGGCCGAGCGCGCCGTGAAGACGTTCTCGCGGAGGAAGGTCTTCAAGATCTCGACGCCGACGATCACCGGGCGGTCGCGCATCGCGCAGAACTACGAGCAGTCGGATCGCAGCCGCTTCTTCGTGCCGTGCCCGTTCTGCGGCGAGTTCCAGGTCCTGTGGTTCACCGACCCCAAGACCGGGCGCAAGTGCCTGCGCTGGGAGGGCGACGCCCCGAACCTGACGGTCTGGTACGAGTGCGTGAAGTGCGAGGCGCGCATCGTCGAGGGCAAGAAGCCCTGGATGCTCGAGAACGGGATCTGGCGCGCGGAGCACCCGGAGCTCTCGAACTACCACCGGGGATTCGCCATCTCGTCGCTCTACGCGGCCGCCGGCACCTTCAGCTGGCTCAAGATCGCGAATCAGTTCCTCGAGGCAGGCAAGGACCAGATGAAGCTCTGCGCCTTCGTGAACCAGGTGCTGGGCGAGACCTGGGAGGAGCACGGGGACTCGCCGCCGTGGGAGGAGCTCTACCGCCGGCGCGAGGACTATCCGATCGGCGAGGTGCCGCGGCGCGGGCTCGTGCTCACCGCCGGCGCCGACGTCCAGCGCGACCGCATCGAGGTCGAGATCGTCGCGTGGGGCCGCGGGCGGGAGTCCTGGTCGATCGACTATGTCGTGATCCCGGGCGACACCGCGATGCCGGCGCCCTGGTCGAAGCTGGCGGAGCTGCTCGATCGCCTGTGGAAGCACGCCGACGGCCGCGACCTGCGGATCACCGGGCTCGGCGTCGACTCGAGCTACGACGGCAACAGCGTCTACAACTGGTGCCGCCGCTGGCCGGCCGACCGGGTGTTCGCCATGCGCGGCGAGTCGCACCTCTCGACGCTCGTCGGCGCGCCGAGCTACGTCGACTACACCTGGCGCGGGAAGAAGGCCTATCGGGCGGTCCGCCTCTGGCACATCGGCGTCGACGTCGCCAAGCGCGAGCTCTACGGCTGGCTGCGGATCCCTGCGCCGCTCAACCCCGACACCGAGGCCTACGACGCGGGCTTCTGCCATTTCCCGAAGTACCGGGAGCGCCATTTCGAGGGGCTCACCGCCGAGCACTTGTCGGCCGTCGCGAAGAAGGGCGGACGCGTCGGCTACGTCTGGAACGTGCACTTCGCCCGCAACGAGCCGCTCGACTGCCGCGTGTACGCACGTGCCGCCGCCGCTATCGTCGGGGTCGATCGGTACAGCGACGACGACTGGAAGCGGCTCGAGCTCGAGCTCCAATCGGGCCTGAAGAAGTCCGAGGCGGTCGAGGTGCGCGAGGTGCGCCAATCCCCGACCCGCCGACCGAAGCGGGGGGGGTTCTTCCAGCGATGGCCTTCACGCAAGCCCAGCTAGATCGGCTCGAGGAAGCGATCGCCACGGGCACGAAGCGCCTCGAGTATGAGGGCAAGGTCACCGAGTTCCAGTCGCTCGAGCAGATGCTCGACCTGCGCCTCCTGATGATCGGCGAACTGAATCCGGGCCAGGGCGGAGGGCGGCGCTTCACACTCTCGGCATTCCGCAAGGGGACCGCGCGCGATGACTGAACGCCGCGACCCGATGCGGGATGCGATGCGCTCGCTCCCGCTCCTGGACCGGATGCTGGCGCCGTTCGCGCCGGCCGCCGTCGCGCGTCGCACCGTCAGCCGCATGCGGATGATGCAGGCGGCGATCGCGACGCGCGCCTTCGACGGCGCCGACCGCGGCCGGCGCGGCATGCACTGGAACGCGCGGGGCACCAGCGCGAACGAAGAGCTCTATGGCGGGCTCGCGACGCTGCGCGCGCGCTCGCGCGACCTGGTCCGCAACAACGCCTGGGCGAACCGCGCCGTGCGCGCGATCACGACGCGCGTGATTGGGACAGGCATCCGCGCGCGTCTGCCGCCGGGGGAGGTCGCCCAGACATGGGGCTGGTGGGCCGGCTCGCCGGCGTGCGACGCCGAGGGCCGGAACAACTTCTACGGCATCCAGGCGCGCGCGATGCGGTCGGTGATCGAGAGCGGCGAGATCCTCGTCCGCAAGGTGCTGACGAGCGAGCCGCGCATGCCGCTGCGGCTGCAGCTGCTCGAGCCGGACTTCCTCGACGAGACGAAGGACGGCCCCGTCCCCGGCAGCGACCACTACCAGGTGCAGGGGATCGAGTTCGACGGACGCGGCGTGCGCGTCGGATACTGGATCTTCAGGAACCACCCGGGCGATCGCTACGCACGCGACAACTGGAAGTCGGACTTCGTGCCGGCGAGCGACATCCTGCACGTGTTCCGCGACGAGCGGCCGGGCCAGGTGCGCGGCCTGCCGTGGGGCTACTCGAGCTTCCTGCGCCTGCGCGACTGGGACCAGTACGTCGACGCCGAGCTGATGCGCAAGAAGGTCGCGAGCGCGCTCGTCGGATTCGTGCACGACATCGCCGGCGAGGCGGTGCCGCCGACCTCGAGCACGACCGACAACCCGCCCGAGGTCCAGGACTTCGAGCCCGCGACCTGGGAGACGCTCCCGGCCGGCAAGACCATCGAGTTCAGCCACCCGCCGGTCACGGACGGGTTCGACGAGTTCGCCTCGGCGATGCTGCGCGAGATCGCGACGGCCTACGGGATCACGTTCGAGATGATCTCGGGCGACTACTCGAAGGTGAACTTCACCTCCGGCCGCATGGGCCGCCTCGAGGTCGCCGCCGAGATGGCGACCTGGCAGCAGACGATCGCGATCAACGGGATCTGCCTCGGGGTCTGGCGCTGGTTCTCGGAGGTGGCGACGCTCTCCGGGACCATCCGCACCCGCCGCCCGCCGCCGCCCGATCGCTGGATCGCCCCGCAGACGGAGATGATCGACCCCGGGCGCGAGGTCGCCGCCCGCATCGCGCGCGTCCGCGCGGGCTTCTCGACGCTCTCCGACGAGATCATGGCGGACGGGGAGGACCCCGACGCGATGCTCGCCCAGCACGCGGCCGACGACCAGACGCTCGACGACCTGAAGCTGACGCTCGACACCGACCCCCGCAAGATCGCCGCGGCGGCGGCCGGCACGACCAATGCCCAGGCAGCGGCCCCCACCGCCCCGGATCCCGCCAATGCGTAAGCCCCTCCCCGCGGTGCTGCAGCTCGACCTCCATTGCCGCTCGGGGGGCGTCGGCCCTTCGAGCTTCGACCCGGCGACCGGGGAGTTCGACGTCGTCTTCGCCACCGAGACGCCCGTCCAGATGCGGGTCGACGGCGAGATCGTGAACGAGGTCCTGGGGCTCCGGGACGGCGAGTACGACTTCTCCTGGCTGAACGCCGGCGGGCCCCTGCTCTACGTGCACGGCAAGGACCAGTCCTGGGCACGCTCGGACCTCTCGCGCCCGCAGATCGGGGTCGTGCTGAACGCGAAGGTGATCGAGAAGAACGGCGTCCGCATGGCGGTCGCCCGCGTGAAGCTCAGCGCGCGCGACGAGAAGGCGATGGAGGGCATCCGCGCCGACATCGCCGCGGGGATCCTGCGCCAGGTCAGCGTCGGCTACCGCGTCGACCTCTACGAGGACAAGACGCGGAAGGGCGACGAGACGTCGACGCTGCGCGCGACGAAGTGGGTGCCGCAAGAGGTCACGATGACGCCGATCGGCGCCGACCCCAACAGCGGGGTCCGGTCCGCGTCCGAAACGACTTTCGAGTGTCGCGTGATAGGATCCGAGGCGTCTGGATCGTCCAGCGCGGCGGCCAATCAGGGGAGGGATGCCTCGATGACTCCAGAGGAACTCGCGGCCAAGAAGGCCGCCGACGACAAGGCCGCATCCGACAAGGCGGTCGCCGACAAGGCCACCGCGGACGCCGCGGCACTCGCGACGCGCTCGGCGAACGACGCCGCGGCCACGCGCGCGACGGCGGCCACCGCGACGCTCGACCGCGCAGCGATCGCGAAGGAAGAGCGCGAGCGCATCGAGAACATCCAGCTCGACTGCCGGGCGGCGGGCCTCGACGACGCGTTCGCGGCCGACCTCGTGACGCGCGACATCTCCGTCGCGGGCGCGGGTCGCGCGATCCTCGATGAGCAGCGCAAGAAGCAGAAGCCGTCCACGAACGGCCACATCCGACTCGGCGACGAAGCGCGCGACCACGTGCGCGCCGGCGTCGAGGAGGCCCTCCTGATCCGAGCCGGCGTGGTCGCGCGCGACAAGGCGACGGACGCCTCGAAGCGATTCCGCGGCATGAACCTGCTGCGCCTCGCCGAGGAGTGCGTGCGCGTCGCCAACGGCGGGCGCGACCTCGAGGACATGTCCCCGAACGCGATCGCCACGCGCGCGCTCGCGTTCGCTGCGAGCGACTTCCCGAAGATCACGGAGAACGTCGCTGCGAAGAAGCTGCGCCAGGAGTACATGGCGGCGGCGCCGACCTACAAGGCGATCTCGCGCGAGAACACCGCGGCCGACTTCAAGCCGATGAGCCGCGTGCAGACCGGCCTCGGTTCGGACCTGAAGGAGATCCAGGACAACGGGGAGCTCGAGTACTCGAACCTCGCCGAGTCGAAGGAAAGCTACGCGATCACCAGCTACGGCAAGCTGATGGGCCTCACGCGCAGGCTGATCATCAACGACGACGCGAGCGCCTTCGATCGCATCCCCGGCATCATGGGCCGGCGCGCGGCGATCAAGGAGAACTACCTCGCCTGGGCCGTGATCACCGGCAACCCGACGATGGGCGACGGCGTCGCGCTGTTCAGCACGGCGGCGACGCGGCTCAACCTCCAGGCCTCCGGCGCCGGCTCGGCGCTTCAGGAGTCCTCGCTCACGATCGCGCGCACCGCGATGCGCAAGCAGACGGACCCCGACGGCACGATCCTGAACATCGAGCCGCGCTACCTGATCGTCCCGGCCGCGCTCGAGACGACCGCGTACAAGAACGTGGTCGCGACCGTGACCCCGTCCGCCGTCTCCGGCGTGTCGCCGTTCCAGGGCCTGCTGAAGGTGATCGTCGAGCCGCTGCTCGACGCCAACTCGGCGACCGCCTGGTATCTCGCCGGCGACCTCGGCATGACCGACATGCTCGAGCACTCCTACCTGACGGGAGGGAACGGGCCGTCGGTGCAGTCGTTCTACGAGGCGAAGTTCGACGGCATCCTCTACCGCGTCATCCACGACTTCGGCGTCGCGCCGATCGAGTTCCGCGGTCTCTACAAGTCGCCCGGCGCCTGATCGACGGGGACCCCGCGGCGTCTGATTCGAACCCAGGGAACGAAGAGGGGATCGACCGATGAAGAACCCGAAGCGCGACGGCAAGACGTTCGAGTTCGTCGTCGCGAGCACGGCGCGCGTCGCGGGCACGCTCGACTGCGTCGGCAACATCGTGGGCATCCACGCGAAGGACGCTGCGATCGGCGAGACGGCGGTCCTGATGCTCGAGGGCGTCTACCGGGACATCCTGAAGGTCACGACCGACGTCGTGGCCGCGGGCGACCCGCTCTACTTCGACATCGCGAACGCGGGCGGCGGCTCGGCGACGGCGCGCCTGACCAAGGCGCTCGGCGGATCGGGCGTGAACCGTTTCGCAGGGGTCGCCGACATCGCCGCCGGCAACGGCGTGACGAAGGTGGACCTGATCCTCGGCAAGGGCTCGCAGACCGTCGTCCAGACCTGAGAACGGGTCGGGGGAGACTTCCGCGGGGGCACCGATGGGCTACTTCGACGTCGTGCAGCGAACGAACGTCGAGGTCTACGGACTGCAGATCGTCGTCACGAGGGCCGGCGGGTCAGCCACCGCCGGCCTTCGTGGCATCTTCCAGGCGAAGCACCAGGGCATCGACGCCGACACGCAGGTGCCGGTGATGATCGACAAGCCCCGCCTCGACGTCGTGCTGGCGGACATGCCGGGCGGCGACCTCGCGCGCGAGGACAAGATCGAGATCCCGGTCCAGGCGTCGGTCCCCGTGCACCAGTTCTTCGTCGTCGTGAAGGTCGAGAAGGACGGCGAGGGCATGGCGATGTGCGACCTCGCCTGGGACGAGTAGGCGGAGGTCTCGATGAGCACGCTCTCTCCGGGCGGCGTCTTCAACGCCGGCATCAAGCGCCACTACCGCGGCTTCGAGTTCGTCGTCTTCCAGCTAACCGATCCCGTCACTGGCGTCCCCTACACCGGCGGCGTCACCGGCACGAACCTCGACCCCGCGCACGTGATCGCCACGGTGATCCTTCCCTCGGGGATCATCCACGTGAAGAGCGCGTCCCCGCCGAACCTGACGCTCACGCTCGGTGGCGACGGCATGTACCGGATGGTGCTCTGGGGCGAGGGCGTTTCGGGCGGGCACGACGTCGACCTCTCCGAAGAGGGCGACTGCATGCTGAAGATCCAGCCGGTCGGCGCCGAGTTCAATCCGCTGCTGATGACCTACCAGGTCCGCAGCGAGCTCGACGTGCAGCTGGCGATCCTGCCGAGCGTCGGCCCCTCGGACGCTCCGCAGATCACGGGCTGCCTGTCGATCCATCGCTGGTGGTCGAAGGACTTCCTCGACTTCCCGGTCACCGCCGTCGGCGCGTCGGGCGGGCGCACGACGGTCGTCACCGCGCTCACGATCCAGCTGAGCGATCTCACCATCCCGAACATCGTCCAGATCTCCGGCGCCGACCTGCACGAGGGCGCGGACGGGAACGTCTACTTCACCAAGCCGATGCTCGGGCTGACGGGCGCGCGCGCGATCAACGCGCGGGTGACGTTCAACTACAAGGGCAAGGCGTTCCGCCGCGACTTCCCGATCGAGATCCCGCTCGCCGCGTGAGGGTCGCTCCCGCATGTTCGTGACGCGCAATCGCTCGGCGAAGTCGTGGGCGATGCGGCCGCCGACGGGCCGCGTCGGGTGGGGCGTCCCGCACCGATTCGTGATCGCCGCGCCGGCGACGACCTATGTCCTCGAGAACGCGTCCGCGCGCTTCACGTTCAAGCGCGACACCGTCGCGGGGTTCCGCCTGGTCTCGATGGAGCGCCTCGAGTCGGGGCTGCCCGTCAGCACGTGGGCGCAGGCAGACACCGATCTCTGGTCCGCAACGGTCTTCGACTGCACGCAGGCCAACCCGCTGCAGACGAGCGTCGTCATGCCGTCCCCGAACAACCTCTCGGTCGAGAGTTCGACGGCGTCCGCGATCACGATCCTCTGGGCGGGGAATACGATCGACGGCGTCGACAGCTTCGACGTCACGATGACGCTCGAGCTGCGCGCGGGCGAGGACTGGCTGCGCTGCGCGATCGCGTTCGCGTGGATCGGCACGCCGGCGCGCTACGCGATCGACTCCTTCCGCGTCCTGCCGCTGCGCATCGCTCCGCGCGACCGCGGATCCGACTTCGCCGTGCTCCCGAACGTCACGGGCATCCTCGCGCAGGACCCCGTCGAGACACTCCGATACAACCCCGGCAGCGGGCGGCCGTCGGCGACGTTCGGAAACTTCATCTGGAACGCCTGGACCTATCCGACCGGGCGCGGCGCGCCGATCGGCATGTGGGGGTACTACTCGCGCGCGGCGCGCGAGGGATGGATGGTCTGGACGGAGCGATGGGACCGGACGCCATTCTCCGTCCTCTTCCAGAGCGACGGCGCGAACCTGCTCTGGCAGGCGAGCGTCCCGTGCGAGGACTCGATCGTCGTCGGGAACGGCGGGCGCGCGCTCGGCATCACGGACTTCTGTCTGCGCCCGATGCAGGTCGGCTACCACGGCTGGGCGAGCTTCGGCGAGCACTACCGGCGCCGCCAGCAGCTCGTCGCGCCGTCGATCCTGATCCCGAAGCGGATCGACCGCATCGACCTGTCGAGCTTCGAGCGCGGCCCGTGGCTCTTCCTCGACGCGGTGATGGCGGCCTACCACGGCAGCTCGGCGCCGGTCGCGGCGCTGCAGATGAATGCGCGCAATGCCGTGCGACCCGGCGACCCGCCGCCGTCGTTCAGCGTGTTCGAGGTCTTGCAGCAGAACATCTACCTGCCGTTCGAGCTCGAGATCGGGGATCTTCGATCGACGCTCGACCTGATGTTCCAGCAGAACAGCTTCGGCGGCGTCTGGCAGCCCGGGATCATTGGACCGAACCCCTGGGACATCCATCGCTGGGCGGGCGACGAGCTGCGCTGGTGGACCACGAACCTCGTCGTGGATTCCTTCCGGCAGTCGCGCCGCGGGGCGCTCGAGGGCGGCGGATCGGATCGCCTCGTCGAGCAGGGCGGCGGCGCCTACTACCACGAGCGCATCTATCCCGTCACCGGGTGGAATGCGCTGACGAGAACGCTCTCGATCACCGGCAACCCGGGCGCGGATTCGGGATTCGTGTCGACGATGGTCGCGACCCTGATCCCGATCTCCGGAGCGGCGCGGCTCGCCACGACGCGCGTCCAGTCGCTCGGGAACGGGCAGCTCGTGACCACCGGGAACTTCGCGGACGCGACGGGCGCCGCAGTGATCCCGCAGGCGGGCGACCAGGTCGCCGTGTGGTCTGCGGGATCCGAGTTCCAGCAGTTCGAGGTGCCATTCGCCCTCGATGCGTACTGCCCGGACGCGATGGCGCATTCGTCCACGCTGCTCGCGCGCTTCGTCGAGAACGCGACCGCGGCGCCATTCGAGAAGGGCCACAACTGCCACAGCTACCTCGACGTCCAGACGACCCCGTCGATCAAGCAGACGTTCGTCGCGCAGGAGTTCTGCTTCCGCGACCACTCGGGGTGGGCAGGGATCGCGCCGGGCTATCAGCGCCACCCGCTCGGCGGCGGCCGCTGGTACGTCGAGGCGAACCACACGCTCGTGAAGGCGCATCGCGACGCCGCGCGCCAGCGCCAGTTCGATCTCACCGGGAAGGTCGCGTTTCTCCTGTCGGGAGAAGACGTCGACGAGACGATGCACGACGCGATCGACTTCTGCTGGCACGGGAACGGCGCCGGCGACCTCTTCCGGGTGATGCACGGAGTCGACCCGACGATCCACGGGTGCAAGGCGGTCCCGCTCTATTCGGTCGTGCACGCCGGTCGCGTCTTCGGGCGCGCGCTGAACCACGAGCTCTCGACGGTCGCGCTCGCGAGCGTGAGCCCGGTCGGGCTCGGGCCGCCGAAGACCGACGCCGTGCTGCACGCGACGATGGCCTACGAGCTCGCCGAGTGGGTCTACGGATTCACGATGCCGGCGCTCTCGACCTGGTTCGATGACGTGAATGGCAGCGGGCTCGACTTCTTCGACGACGCGCAGTACATCGAGAACGGCGGCACCGTCAGCAACACCGTCCGCCAGCTGCGCGACCAGTGGGTCGCGGTGAATCGCGGGCTCATCACCTTCCGCGACTACATCCCCTATGGGCGCTTCCTGCCGCCGGCGCACGTCGACGTCGAGACGTCCGACACGACCACGGGCTATGCCGATTCCTTCTACACCGGCCAGTACGTGAGCTACGACGTCCTCTACGACCGGGCAGCCTTCCCGAAGGTCCTGAACTCGGTCTGGCAGAGCCGCGTCGACTCGACGCTGCTGATCGTGCTGCACAACTGGACCGGCGACACCGCCCGATTCGCGGGGGACTTTTCCGACGCGATCGCGGCGGCGGGATTCGAGGACCAGATCGCGCTCGAGGTGGTCGACGCGCTCGGCGCAGTCTCGGACGTCGGCGCGACGCTCGAGCCCGACACGGGCATCGTCGTCGTCGACGCGGTGCCGCCGTTCGGAGTGGTCTTCGTCCGCGTCGCGGCGGCGGTGGTCACGCCCGAGCTCGAGGTGCCACAGACCCGCGAAGGAATCCGCGGCGCAGTGGTCGAGATCCTGAAGGGGGCGACCGACGCCGGCGACCGCGTCTTCCCGAACCGCGTCGACCCGTGGGAGGAGGAGATCGACCTCCCTGCGATCGGCGTCTACACGCCGGCGGAGGAGTCGCGCCTCAACCTAGAGGCGCCCTTCGAGTACGAGCGCGAAGTGTCGCTCGTGATCGAGGCGATCGTCGGCCAGGAGGGCCGGAAGAACGGCGACGACGCGATCGAGGTGATGGTCCGCCAGGTCCGCGCGGCGCTGATGCTCGACGAGGGCGCGCGCGGGACCGCGGCGCGCAGCTGGTACACCGGCCAGACGACGACCGTGCGCGCCGAGGGGGCGCGCGTGGTCTTCGCCTCCCGCGTCCGATTCACCTATCGCTACTACTCGCGCATCGACGAGATCCCGCCGGATGCGTCGACGCTGTCGCAGGTCGTCGGCGTGATCCCGATCGTCGGCGAGGGCGAGGGCGTGCCGCCGATCCAGTCTGAGGATTGGGGATCGACGGCGGTCGTCGCAGACGAGTCCGAGGATTGGGGCAGTACTGTGGATCCTCCGGACGAGTCCGAGGATTGGGGGAGCACCGAGCCATGACGAAGCAGGTCCAACTGCGCGGCGGCCCCACCGGGCCCTTCGTCGGAGCCGACCGCGAGGTCACCGTCGACGAGACGAAGCACACCATCGTCGTCCACGACGGCGTGACGCCGGGCGGGCACCCGCTCGCGCTCGAGGGCGCGGGCGGCGGGTCCGATCCGAACGCCCTGAAGAAGGATGGATCCGTCCCGCTCGAGGCGGATCAGTCCTTCGGCGGCCACAAGGCGACGAACCTCGGGAATGGGTCGGCGTCGAGCGATGGCGTGAACAAAGGGCAGCTCGATGCGGCCGCTGCCGCCGCGCAGGCTGCCGCGCAGAGCTTCGCGACTGCTGCCGACACGACGCTCGGGAACACGCTGCTGAAGAAGGACGGCACGACGGCGCTGACGGGCGACCAGTCCTTCGGCGGGCACAAGGCGACGAACGTCGGGACGCCGGCGGTCGGGACCGATGCCGCGAACGTGGACTTCGTCATCAATACCGCGACGACGGCGCTCGCCGACGCGAACTCCCACTCCGATGCTGGCGACGCGGCGGTGGAAGCTGCGGCGGTGATGGATGGCGACGCGGCCGGCGGCGACCTCACGGGGACGTTCCCCAATCCGTCGATTGCGGACCTTGCGGTCACCGACGCGAAGGTCGCGGCTGCGAACAAGGACGGCGCGAGCGGCACTGCGTCGATGCGGACGCTCGGCACGGGTGCCGCGCAGGCATGCGCGGGCAATGACAGCCGCCTGTCGAACCCCCGCATTCCGACCGGGCTTGCGGCCGGCGACCTCACCGGGACCTATCCGAACCCGACGATTGACGCGCTCGCGGTCACTGACGCGAAGGTCGCCACGGCCAACAAGGACGGCGCGTCGGGCACGCCGTCGATGCGGACGCTCGGCGCAGGCGCCGCGCAGGCATGCGCCGGCAATGATCTTCGTCTGTCGAACTCCCGCGCTCCGAACGGAGCTGCGGGCGGCGACCTCACCGGGACCTATCCGAACCCGACGATCGATGCCCTCGCGGTCACTGACGCGAAGGTCGCCACGGCCAACAAGGACGGCGCGTCGGGCACGCCGTCGATGCGGACCTTGGGCACGGGTGCTGCGCAGGCGTGTGCAGGCAACGACAGCCGCCTGTCCGATTCACGCGCGCCGAATGGAGCCGCAGGAGGTGATCTCGCCGGGACCTTCCCCAACCCGACGCTCGCAGTCGCACGCATCAAGCAGGACGGCACGCTCGCTTTCACCGGCCCGCAATCGATGGGATCGAACAAGATCACGAGCCTCGCCGATGGTGCCGCCGCGAGCGACGCGGTGAACAAGGGGCAGATGGATGCCGGTGACGCCGCGGTCCGCACGCCGACGGCGCCGACGATCGTGAGCGTCACAGCGGAGTTCTCGAGCACGGGCACGCCGACCGCGACGCTGCCGACCGGGCACCTCGCGGACGACATCCTCGTGCTCGTGCTCCAGTCCGCGAACGAATCGAACATCCCGCCGCCGACGAACTACAAGCAGATCGGTCCGCAGAACGGATTCGGAACGGCGGGAGCGGCTGGCAGCTCGAAGCTCTCGATCTTCTGGAAGCGCGACGGCGGCAGCGAGTCGGCGCCGACGCTCGGCGACTCGGGCGATCACACCTACGGATTCATGTTCGCGGTGCGCGGCTGCCCGACGACCGGCGACCCGTTCCATTGGGGAAACAACAACTGGAAGTCGACGGCGTCGACGACGGGCACGAGCCCAGTCTCGTTCGCCGGCATCGACAACTCGCTCGTCTGCGACATTTTCGCGGGCAACGTCGACAACGCGAGTGCCGAAGGGTCCGCGCTGACCAACTCGAGCCTGACGAGCCTCACCGAGCAGTTCGACGACGGCACGACCGACGGCGTCGGCGGATTCCTCTACATGTCGACGGGCATCTGCCAGAGCGCGGGCGGGCGCATCGGCGCGACGACGGTGACCTGGGCCAACTCCTCGTCGGACCTCTGTACGCGCATCCACTTCATCCCGGCGGTGAAGGCGAATCGCGACGCGCCCTCCGCGCTGCGACCGTCCGAGACGCAACTCTTCATCGGCAGTCCGGCCGACCTCGACGACACCTGGACGCGGCCGACCGAGGCCACGCGCGTCCTGGCCGCGATCGTCGATGGCGGCGGCTCCGGATCGGCAGGGCGCCAGGCCGCGACGGCTGCGGGCGGCGGCGGAGGCGGAGGCGGTGGGTACGACGAGGCATGGTTCAACCCGATCGACCTCGGCGTCACGGTCACCGTGCACGCCGGCAAGGGCGGCGCCGCGACGGCGAACGTCGATGGCACGGCGGGCAACGCCGGTGTCCTCTCCGAGTTCGACAAGGGCAGCGCCGGTCCGCTCACCTCGACGCGCCGCATCGCCGGCACCGCCGCGGTCGGTGCCATTTCCACTGACGGCGGCGATGGCGGCTGCGGGTCGGGCCGCGGCCGGGCGTCACCCGCCGTCGCCACGACCCGCATCGACCTTACGGCGGCGACCGCGGGCGCGGCGCTCGGCGCCGTCGGCGGCCGCGGCGGCTCTGGCACGACGGGTCCGACCGGCGGCTCGCCCGCGGAATGGGGCGGCGGCGGCGGCGAGTCCGGCGCCGACGCCGACACGGGCACGACCTCGGTCAACAACGGGTGGTCGACGCGCGGCGGCGGGGGGGGCGCGGGCGGCAGATCGTCGGGCACGGCCTCTGCCGGAGGTTTCGGCGGCGGCGCGAACGCGCCCGCGGCGGCGGCCGGTGCGAACGGCACCGACTCGACGCGCCTGCCCTACGGAGGCAGCGGCGGGTGCGCCGGAGACTCGGCGACGCACGCCGGCAACGGCGGGTTCCCTGGCGGCGGCGGTGGCGGCGGCGGGACGAACGCTGCGCTGCAAGGCGGCGGCGCGGGCGCGCACGGTCTGGTGTCGGTGACCTCGTTCTTCTGATCCGATCGACTAGGATCTCGCGCAAGGGGAGACGCTCATGGCCGCAGCGACCACGTGGACGTTCACGAACGAGGGCCGGACGAAGCTCCAGGACGGGACGCTGATCCCGGGCACGGACACGTTCAAGATGGCCCTGCACGCGTCCACGGGCACGCAGCCGAGCCCCACGACGACGCTCTGGTCCGGCCTCTCCACGAGCGAGATCGCGGCGGCGAACGGCTACACGGCCGGCGGCACCGCGATCACGATCACCCTCTCGGGCACGACGACGCTCACCGTCGATTCGACCGACGGCATCTGGACCGCGTCGGGCGGCCCGCTCTCCGCGCGATGGGCCGTGATCTACGAGGTCGGCGGCCACGTGCTCTGCTACTCGAAGCTCGACTCCGCGGACGTCGACGTCTCCTGCGCGGACGGCCAGCAGCTCAAGGTCGAGATCGCCGCGGCGGGCCTCTACACGCTGACCTGATCCGCATCGGAGACCTCCGCCGATGCCGGCGCTCGCGTTCCCAACCGCCGAAGGATTCGGCCGCAACGCCGTGGGTGGCGTCGGCGGTGTCTGCATCCACGTCACGAACCTGAACGACACCGGCGCGGGCAGCCTGCGCTTCGCCATCGACTACAACGGCGCGCGCACGATCGTCTTCGACATCGACGGCACGATCACGATCCACTCGCCGCTGAAGATCAAACACCCGTTCTGCTCGATCCTCGGCCAGACCGCGCCCGGCGAAGGCATCACGGTGCGAGGCGACTACTCGACCGCGCAGTCGCACGACATCGTGATCATGTTCATGCGCTTCCGTCCGGGCGACGTCGGCGACTGGCCGGAGACTGCGGACCTGGTCGACTGCTTCAACTTCGGCCAGCCGAGCGACGTCTCCGGCACGCCGAACACGCACGACATCTACATCTTCCACTGCTCGATGAGCTGGGCGATCGACGAGAGCTGCACGACTTGGTTCGGCGCCTACAACATCACGATCCACGCCTGCCTGATCTACGAGGCGCTCGGACACTCGCAGCATTCGAAGACGCTGCTCGACGGCAGCATCCACTCGATGGGCGTGCTCTTTGGATCGGGCGACCCGGGATTCCCGTCCTACGCGATCTCGCTCTACGAATGCGTCGTGTGGAGCTGCAACGCGCGCAACCCGCAGATCGCCTACTGCGACCAGATCGACATTCGAAACTGCATCTTCGGCAACTGGGGCAGCCGCACCGGCGACGGCACGACCGCCGGCGCGCCGTGCGAAATCGAGAAGGCCGGCCTGAAGCGCCTGAACATCGTGAACTGCATCTGGGTGCCGGGCCCCAACTCGACCTCGCCGGCATTCTTCTCGTGGATCGTCGTCAGCCCCGACGTCGACACGACGACCGATCCGGGCATGGTCGCATGGCTCTCCGGAAACTGGGGCCCGTACTTCGGGACGTTCGTCACCGACCCTGGATTCGACCAGTGGCTCTTCATGCGGACCGGCGGCGGCGCGCAAGTCCCCGAGGTCCACGGGGCGCACACGTTCCGCGCCTCGAGCGAGTTTGCATTCCCGCACGGTCCGACGCGGCCGACGTCCGAGGTGCCGCAGATCCTCTGGTCGGTGGGATGCTCGCGCCCGTTCCGCGACGCGCACGACGAGCGCGTGCTCGCGCAGATTCTGCTCGGCCTCGGGCTCATCATCGACTCGCAGGACGACGTCGGCGGCTACGAAACGATGCTCTCGCGTCCGACGCGCCTCGACACCGACCAGGACGGGATGCCCGACGATTGGGAGGACGCGCACGGCCTGAACAAGAACAGCGCCGCGGACGGGATCACCGACCGCAACGGCGACGGCGTTGAGAACCTGCTCGAGTTCGCCCTCGACCTGGCCGGCCCGACGGCAGTGATCACGCAGCCGCTGGTGGACGACGGCCTCGGGAACCTCGTCGCCGACACCTACCTCTTCGCGGGATACTCCTACGTCCGATTCCACGCCTACGCTTCGATCTGTCCCTTCGGCCAGAAGATCGTCGACTACGAGTGGACCTGGGGCGACGGGTCCCCGAACACGCACGGGCCGATCGCGTCACATCGATACGACGCCGCCGGCGACAAGTACCCGACGCTGAAGGTGAGGACCTCGAGCCGCGCCTACCACCAGGTCGCGATCAAGAAGACCTTCCTCGCGTGGTCGGGGACGACGCTGCTCGTCGACACCGCGACCGGCGACGACGCAGACAACGGGCTCACGGAGGCGACTGCCTTCAAGACGGTGCTGCACGCCTTCGCGGTCGGCAGCACGATCACGACGAAGGCGTCGCCCGTCCGCATCGCGCTCAAGCGTGACCAGCACTACGCCTACGCAGGGCCGGGCCTCCTCGGCGACGCGGGCCGGTTCCCGGTGCCGTCGATCTGCGGCACCTACGGCAGCGGCGCGGCGCCGATCATCGACGTTGCGACGGGCGAGTGGCTGTTCCGAGGGAACGACGGCCACTGGTCCGAGCCCGACGTGTGGGGGCGATTCGTCCACGTCGAGGATTGGGACGTGCGCTGGGCCACGGCGAACACCGACGACAACAAGAGCGACTATCGATTCGGCGCGACGTCGCACGGAACGAACCTGCTGCGCTGCAAGGTGACGAACGGCACGTTCGAGGGGACCGACGCGAACGAGCAGACGGTGATGATCACCTGGGACGCCTGCGAGGCGACCGGCGCGGGCGGGCACCCCGGCGGCGGAGGGATGGGCATTTCGAGCGGGTTCGGACGGAACCTCTGGATGGGGATCCTGAACGCGAACTGCCACGGCAACTCGGCGGGCCGCGCGACGAACGCCTACATCCACGGCGACCTGCTCGAGATCCGCGGGAGCACCTTCGACACCGAGAACAACGGCGTCATCGACGCGCTGCTGCTCTCCGGCTGCCAGAAGTTCGTCCTGATGCACAACACCTTCCGGGGCGGCGGCAACAGCTGCGTCTCGATCGGCAGCAACGGATCGGTCGACGGGTCGAGTGAGGCGCAGGACGCCTGGTTCGAGGCGAACGACTGCCGCAACGGCCACACCGGCCTGAACGCGCAGTACCTGAATCGCGGCGTCGTGAAGAACAACCTGATCGTCGATTGCACGATCGGGATCTATTACGGGCACAGCCACCAGACGCACCTCGACGAGCGCACGCAGGGCGTCGACACGATCTTCAATACGATCGTCGGCGCGACGAACCAGGCGATCTGTACGAACGGCGTGCGCTCGCTGCGCTTCATCGGGAACGGAATCCACAAGTCGAACAGCGTGCCCGGCGGCGGCGGCGACAGCCATCTCGTTCAGCTCGGTCAGGGATCGCAGAGCACGCAGGACGACTACCTGTACTGCACGCTGGTCGGGAACGCCTATTACGACCCGCTGATCACGACCTCGACCGACTACGCATTCGTCTTCAACGACAGCCACAAGACATTCGTCCAATGGCAGGCTGCTGGATTCGACGCGGGGGCGCGCCCGCTCGCGCTCTTCGGCGTCGACCCGCTCTTCGTGAACTTCGGCACCGGCGACTTCCACCTCCAGGCGACGAGCCCGTGGATCGACGCGGGCGAGGACACGCCCGAGGTCTACCGCGACATCACTGAGCGCGCGCGCAGCGACGAGGACCTCGAGCTCGACATCGGGGCCTACGAGTTCTTCGCGCTCGACCCGGCGCTGGCGAAGCCCCCGTCCGCGCAGCTGACGATCACGCGATCGACGCCTCTCGTCTCGATCACGACGCGACCGCCCGCCGGCGCGCTGACGCTGACCCCGCAGGCGCCGCGGGTGCAGAAGATCGCCATCCCCGGCCGCCGCCTCATGGCGCTCGCGGGACAGCGCCCGGTCGTCGTGAAGGTCGCCCGGCCGCCGTCCGCGCCGCTGGTGCTGACGACGTTCGCTCCGATCGCCAGCAACTCGGGCCAGGTCGTGGTGGCGCCGCCGCGCGCGCAGCTGCTCCTGACGCCGGCCGCGCCGGTGCCCGGCAAGGTGGTGCTCCCGCCGGCCGCGGCGCTCACGCTGACGCCCAAGACGCCGCGCGTGGTGATCTCGGCGCTCCCGCCCTCCGCGCCGCTCCTGACGAACCGCAGCCGCCCGCTCGTCTCGAAGACCGTCTATCCGCCGGCCGGGGCGCTCACGATCACCTCGTTCCCGCCGCGGATTCCTCCGCAGGGGGAGACGACGGTCTCGCCGCCGACGGCGGCGCTGTTCATCACGAGCCACGCGCCATCGGTGATCATCTCGAGCAGCGTCGGGGACAACGTCCGCCGCGCGATCCAGCAGTTGCTCTTGGGCGCCACGGCCGCGGGCGCGCGCGTCTACACGAACCGGGCGGAGGCCTGGGAATCGACCGAGCTCCCGGCCATCGGCATCTATACCCTCGAGGACCACGCCCGGATCTTCACCGAGGCGCCGCGCGAGTATCAGCTCGACACCCGCATCGCCGTCGAGTGCCTGTCGGCCGAGCCGCGGACCATGAAGGGCGACGATCGCCTCGACCAGTTCTCGGAGAGCGTCTTCATCCTGCTCGCGACGCGCAATGCGGAGACCGGCGCGGCGCGCTTCTGGTACGAGCGGACGTCCTACGCATGGGGCGAAGCCGGCCGCGGCCGGACGGTGATGGTGGCCCGCCAGGAATGGATCGCGCGGACCTACCTGAGCGTGGACGAGATCCCGCCGAACGCATCCGACCTGCGTCTGATCGACGGCAAGTGGCGATTCGCCGGCTCGACCGTGCTGCGGGCCGAGGATGAAGTGGACCTCGACGCCGACTAGGATGTGCGCGGTCGGGACGGCGTCGTCACGGGAGGGGGAATAGATGGACTCCATCGGTTTCAACGACATCCCGGCCGACGTCCGCGTCCCGAGCGTGCTGACCGAGGTCGACTCGTCGAAGGCGATCGGTGGCGCGCAGATCAAGCCCTGGAAGGTGCTGATGGTGGGCCAGCGGCTCAGCACCGGCACCGTCGCGCAGTTCGTCCCCAAGGCGCTGCAGAGCGTCGACCAGGCGCGCCTGTGGTTCGGCGCGGGATCGATGCTGCACGGGATGGCGATCGCGTTCTTCGCCAACCCGCACGTGTTCGACGTCACCGCGATCGCGCTCGACGACGCGGGCGGCAGCGTCGCGGCGACGCTCGACAGCACGGTCACCGCGTCCTCCGTGCTCGCGGGCACGGTCTTCCTCTACGTCGCCGGCTACAGGATCACCGCTGCTGTCGCGGCGGGCGACACGGCGGCGACGATCGCGGCGAGCATCGTGGCCGCGGTGAACGCAACCGATGGCTGCCCGGTCGTCGCGTCGGTCGTGTCGACGACGCACGTGCTCTTCACGGCGCGCAACAAGGGGCTCTCCGGCACGCAGATCGACGTCCGCGTCAACTACAACGACGGTGAAAACCTCCCGCAGGGCGTCGCGCTGTCGAACGTCCCCGGCGTGCTCTCTGGCGGAACGACCGACCCGACGACGGGTACGTCGCTCTGGACCGCGGTCGGCGAAGTCCAGTTCGACCTGATGATCATCCCCTACGCGGCGAACGCGAACGTCGTCGCGATCGACGCTGAGCTCGCGCGTCGCTGGGGACCGACGGTGCAGCTCGAGGGCAGCGCCGTGATGGCGGCGAACACCGACCTCGCGACGGCGCTGGCACTCGGCGCGCTCTACAACTCGAAGTTCATCTCGATCATGGCGACGCGCGGCGCGCTCGATCCTCCGTGGGAGATCGCCGCGGCCTACGGCGCGAACCGCAGCTTCTACTCGCGCAACGACCCCGCGCGGCCGCTTCGATCGCTGCCGCTCTTCGGGATCAGCCCGCCGATCGTCCCCGACCGCTACGGGTTCGCGCAGCGCGATCAGCTCTACCGCAGCGGCATGACTCCGAACGTCGTGATCGGGAACCAGGTGGTGATCGACCGCACGATCACGACCTACCAGAAGAGCGGGTCGGGCGCCGCGGACGCGTCGTACCTCGACACGACGACGGTCGACACGCTGTCCTACCTGCGCTGGTCGTTCCGGGAGCGCATGCTGCTCCGCTACCCGCGCCACAAGGTCGTGAAGGACGGCATCCGTCCCGGCAGCGCGCAGCCGATCGTGTCGCCGGCGATCGTGAAGGCGGAGATCCTCTGCCTGTTCGACGACTGGAAGGAGATCGGCCTGGTCGAGGATCCGGACCAGTTCAAGCGCGACCTGATCGTCGTGGTGAACGCGAGCGACCCGACGCGCATCGACTGCCTGCTCCCGATCAACGTCGCGAACCCGCTCTACATCATCGCCGCCCAGATCCAGTTCCGGCTGTAAGCCGGGGCTGGCTCGAAACCTCAGGAGAGTTCCATGGGCATCGCGCGTCGCGGCGGCATCGCCTTCCTCTCGGTCAACGGCGTCCAGAAGGACGTGAAGGGCGTCGCCACCTACCGCATCGGCGGCAAGATGCGCGACGACGTCGTCGGCCAGGACGCGGTGCACGGGTTCTCCGAGAAGCCATCCCCGTGCGTCCTCTCGCTGTTGCTCTCCGACTCGCTGCTCTTCGACCTGAAGGTCGAGAACCAGGTGCAGGACGCGACGATCGTGCTGCAGCTGGCGAACGGCAAGAGCGTCAGCTTCCGCAACGCCTGGGGGCACGGCGATTGGGAGGGCGAGAGCTCCGAGGGCGAGATCAAGGCGGAGTACCACGCGCTCTCCGCGAACGAGCAGACCTGACCGGCGAACCGTTCCACGTGAAACGAGGAGTGCCCTGTGCCCGACGAGGTGAAGAAGGCCGCGCTCTCCGGGGATGAGCTGCAGCAGGCGGTGCTCGAGGCGGTGGAGAAGGACCAGCCGTTCACGCTGGTGCTCTGCAAGCCGATCCGCACGAAGGAAGTGGACCCGGTCGTCGACCTGACCTATCGCCCGCCGCGCGGCCGCGACATGCGCGACCTCAAGTTCGACACGAGCAACATCACCGACGGCGAGCTGATGAAGATCACCTCGCGGCTCACCGGGGTCCAGCCGGCGCTGATCGACGAGCTCTGCGCGCGCGACGTGAAGCGTTCGAACATCGTCGCCGCGCTTTTTCTCTCGGGCGGGCAGTGAGCTGGAAGGCGCTGGCGGGACGGCTCGCGCTGCAGTTCCACTGGCCGCCGAACGTGATCCTCGACCTGACCTACGACGAGATGGTCTTCTGGCTCGAGGCTGCTCGAGACGCTGACAAGTAGGAGCACCGATGGCCGCCGGCGGACAGGGAGCGAACTTCCCGCTCCAGTTCACGCTCGGCGCCAAGGACAAGGCCACCGCCGAGCTCAAGGGAGTCGTCTCCCGGATCATCGGCGTCGCGTCCGCGCTGAACCAGGTCGGTTCGCGGATGACGCAGTTCGTCACGAACCCGCTCAAACAGTTCGGGCGGACCTCCGTGCAGACCGCGCTCGAGGTCGACAAGTCCTTCGCGCACGTGCGCGCCATCACCGGCATCACCGGCGCGGCGTTCGACAAGCTGCGCAACCAGGTCGGCGACGTCGCGAAGGAGGCCGTCTCCGGATTCGGCGACGCGGCCAAGGCGCTGAACGTCCTGATCACGGAGGGCGTCTCGGCGCAGAAGGCTCCGACCTACCTGAAGGGGGTGATCGACCTCGCGCATGCCACGAGCGCCGCGGCCGACGAGTCGGCGCAGGCCGTGATGGACGTGCTCGACGCGTTCAACCTGGCGGACGACCAGATCCCGCGCGTGATCGAGGTCCTGGGCAAGGGATCGAAGATCGCGCAGCAGCCGCTCGGCGAGTTCGCCAGCAGCCTCACCGACATCGGGTCGACCGCGATCTCCGTCGGATCCTCTCTCGAGGACATCGCGGCCGTCATGCAGCAACTGGCGCTGGCGGAGCAGCACCAGCCGATGCTCGCGCTGCGCCGTCTCTTCACCGAGCTCGCGAAGTTCAACGAGGCGGGCGGCACGAAGAAGACGCTCCAGGGGCTGGCGCAGGATCTCGTCGCCGCCGGCGTCACTCCGCAGCAGATGCTCGCGGCGTTCAAGGGGCCCGCGGGCGCCGCGATGGGCGTCCTGATGCGCGCCGGCGGCGGGGGCTTCGCGGCGGCGCGCGCGGCGTTCTCCGCGAACGACAGCGTCGCCACGATGGCGAAGAACGCGCTCAACGGGCCGACCGGCGACCTGCTGAAGTTCAACTCCGCGATCGAGGACCTGCAGATCAAGCTCGCGAGCGGCCAGTTGCTCCCGATGCTCTCGCGGCTGATGGACATCGCGGAGCGCATGGCGACGTGGTTCGGACGCCTCCCGCCCGGGCTGCAGACGGCCGCGGTGATCGGGATCACGGGGGCCGCGGTGATCGGCCCCGTCATCTCCACGCTGACGGCGATCCCGCGCCTCATCGCGGAGTTCCAGCTCGCGCGGAACCTCGCGCAGCTCGCGATGCAGGGTGGCGCCGCGGCCGGCGGTTCGGCGGCGGCCGGCGCGGCGGGCGTGGCCGGCGGCGGCCTCCTGGCGCGCCTCCTCGGCTCGAGCGCGGTGCGCATCGGAGGCGGCGTCGTGGCGGGCGTGCAGGCCCTCCAGACGACGGCCGGCCCGGAGCCCGACCTCTTCGACCCGCGCCACCAGGCGTTCCTGCAGCAGCGCGCGAAGGACATGGCCTACGCCCAGCGCGCCCGCGCGGCGCTCGACTCCGCGGGGCTCTACTCGACGCCCGTGCCCGGCACCGAGGCAGGCCAGCGCGAGATCATCATCCGATTCGAGAACGCGCCGCCGGGGATGAGCGTCACCGCCGACCCGGGCATCGACGTCGATCCCGGCAAGGCGATCCCGAACCGCCGATAGGATGCACGCATGGGATGGCGCGAGCGTCTCCAACCAGCGTCGTTCCGCGGGATCTCGTTCGTCGTCGAGGACAACGAGGTCTCCTCCGGCCGCACGATCGTCGAGTTCGCCTTCCCGACGCCCGGCGAGAACGACGGCGCGACGGACGACCAGGGCGCGACGCCCCGCTACCACTCGGTCACCGGGTTCGTCTTCGGGGACGACTTCGACCTGCGCGCGAAGGAGCTCGAGGACGCGCTCCGAAAGCGCGGGCCCGCCGAGCTCGTGCTGCCGCGCTACGGGTCGCGCCTGGTGCAGGTCAGCCGCTACCGGCGGCGCGACTCCTGGACGGAAGGCCGCCTCGCCCGGTTCGACTTCCAGGCCCGAGAAACGACCGACGCGCCCTTCCCCAAGCCCGTCGAGAACCCCAATCGCGCGGCCGAGTCGGCGGCGGCGGCAGCCAACGCGGCCGCGACGGCGTCCGGATCCGAGGAGCTGCAGGTCGATGGCTCGAGCTCGCTGCTGGACGGCGTCGAGGAGACGGCGGGCCTGGGGCTCCGCGCCATGCAGGGCGTCAGCTTCATCGGCGGGATCGAGCGGCGCGTCGCGATCTACGTCGACAAGGTCCGCACGATCGCGGCGACCTTCTCCGAGCTGATCACCGCGCCCGCCGACCTCGCGGCGTCCTTCATCGACGCCATCAGCCAGATCGGCGCGGCGGGGATGATGCCGCGCGACGCGCTCTCGGCCTACAAGGGGCTCTTCGGGCTCCCGCCTAACCTCCAGGGGGGCGACACCGACGACGCGACCGCGGCGGACAAGAATCGCCAGATCGTCGTCGACATGATCGGGCTCGGGGCGCTCGGCGGCGCCGTCGTGGCCGCCGCGCAGACCGATTGGGAGTCGACGGACGAGGCGCTCTCGACGCGCCAGCTGCTCCTGGACCAGATCAACGCGCTCAGCGACACCACCGACCGCGACGACGTCTTCCAGGCGCTCCTGGACCTCCGGGCGTCGCTCGTGCGGACGGTCCCTGGCAACGCCATCAACGCCCCGCCGGCGCTGATCGTCACGCTCGAGCAGACGACGAACGCCCTCGCGGTCGCCTATCGATGGCTCGACGACGTCGACCAGGCGATCCCGATCGCCCAGGCGAACCGCATCCGGAACCCCCTCTTCCTGCCCGGCGGCGTGCCGCTGCGCATCGTGACGCGTCGTGTCGGCTAACGCGACGGGCATCGACGCCGACGGGATCGAGGTCCGGGGCTGGACGTCGGTCAAGGTCGCGCGCGCGCTCATGCAGGCGGCCGGGACCTTCCGCATCGAGCTCCCGGGTTCGGACCCGACCTTCCTCCGCCCGGGCGCATTCGTGCGCATCGGGCGGGGCCGCACGCGCATCGCGGCCGGCTACGTCGACGCGGTCGACCACCAGATCCGCGGCGGGTCGTCGGGCCGAGTGTTCGTCGGCCGGGACGCGACCTCGGACGCCTACGACGCCTGCCCCGACGTCGCGGTCGGGAAGAAGGCGAAGCAGCCGACGAAGTCCTGGATCAACGCGACCCCGTCCACGATCTGCCGCGACCTCCTGGCGCCGTTCGGCCTCAAGGTGCTGGTGCTCGGCGGGACGGTCGAGAAGCCGATCGGGAACCTCGCCGTCGACGTGGGCGAGTCCTCCTTCGAGGTGATCGACCGGGCGCTGCGCATCGCCGGGCTCATCTGCTACTCGGACAACGGCACCCGTCTCGCCATCGGCCGCCCGAGCCAGGAGCGCCTGGCCGAGGAGCTCGTCTACGGGCGCAACGTGGTCGACGTCTCGCTCGCGATCCGTACGCACGACCGATACTCGAAGGTCGTCGTCGTCGGGCAGCGGCGCGGCACCGACGGGGCGTTCGGCATCCTCGCGTCCGGCCAGTCTGGCGTCGCCTACGACGAGGAGGTGAAGCGCCCGCGCCCGCTGGTGATGCAGGCGGAGACCGGCGGCGACCCCGGGTCGCTGCAGACGCGCGCCGAGTTCGAGGTGGCCGTCCGCGCGGCGCGCGGTGATCGCGTCAGCGTGACCGTCCGCGGGTGGGAGCGCCGCGGCGACGCGACCGGCGACCTCTGGAACGTGAACCAGCTCGTGCGGCTCACCATCCCCCCGATGCTGATCGACGGGGACTTCCTGATCGACGCGGTGATGTACCAGGAGGGCCAGGGCGAGGGCGCGACGGCGACGCTCGAGCTCGTGCGTCCGGGCGCCTACCTGCCCGAGCCCGTGATCGAGAAGCAGTCCGGCCCGCTCGCGCGCTACCTCGCGCAGCAGCCCGGCACGGTGCGCGACGACGGTTCGGGCGGCGGCCCGGAGGACGATCCGGACGCGCAGGGCGACGGGGAGGAACGCTGATGGCGAGCAGCCTGGGACGCGCGCTCGCTGCGCTCGAGCGCCTGATCCGGATGCAGATCTCGCGCTTCACGCTGACGCTCATCAACGACGCGGCGAAGATGCAGCAGCTGCAGATCACGATGCACGCCGGCGAACCGACCGACGGCGTCGAACACTTCCAGCCCTACGGCCTGACCGCGAAGCCGTTCGCGGGAGCCGAGGGCATCTTCCTGCGCGCCGGCGGGTCCCTCGAGGAGGGGATCGCCATCCTCGTCGCCGACCGCCGCTACCAGCTCCACGGCCTGGCCGACGGCGAGATCGCGCTGCACGACGACCAGGGGCAGTACGTGAAGATCGGCCGCAGCGAGGTCCGCCTCAAGGCGACGACGAAGGTCGTGATCGAGGGCGACCTCGAGGTGACGGGCAACGCGACCGTGACCGGAGACATCAGCGACGCGAGCGGGACGGCGCAGACGATGGCCGACATGCGGACGACGTTCAACACGCACACGCACTCGGCGACGGGCGTCACTCCTGGCGGGGCGACGCTGCCAATCCCGCCGCCGAACTCGCCGCCCATGTAGCATCTGCGGCCGGGAGGGGCAGCACGGATGCAGTCGGTTGCCGACATCGCGGTCGTCGTGGGCGTGGACGGAGGCGGTGCCGATTGGGTGCTCGAGGGCGGCGACCTCAAGCTCGACTACGGCATCCGCTCAACGGTCTTGACCGCGCTCTTCTCGGACGCGCGCGCGCCGGACGAGGAGACGGGCGCGACCGCCATCTCCGATCCGCGCGGCGTCTGGTTCGACACGCCGGCCGATCGCTACGGGTCGCTGCTCTGGCTGCTCGACCGCGAAGTGATCCGCGACTCGACCGAGACGAAGGTCCGCCAGTGGATTGAGCTCGCGCTGCAGTTCCTGCTCGACCGTGAGATTGCGAAGAGCGTCGAGGTCGTGGTGAAGCGCAACGGGCCGATCCGCCTCGACATCGGGATCATCATCACGCGCAGCCAGGACGTCGGCTGGCGCACGATGTGGGACGCTGAGGCCGCCGCTGTGGTCGAGACCCCGTCCGCGACCATCCGCGTGATCTCGCGAGGGTAGCCCGCATGCCGTTCGCACGACCCACGCTGAAGACGCTGCGCGAGCGCATGGAAGCGGCGCTCGCGGCCGAGCTCGCGATCGGCGCGATCCTGCCGCAGAGCACGCTCGCGGCGGTTGCGGCGGCGGAGGCGGGGAACTCCCACCTCGTGCTCGCCGAGCTCGACAACCTCTCACACCAGTTCCTGCCGAGCAAGCAGACGGAGAGCGCCGAGCTCGACCGGATGGCGGAGCTGAAGCAGGTCCCGAGGAAGCAGGCGGTGGGCGCGACCGGGCTCGTGCACTTCACGGGCGTCGGAACGACGCTGGTGCCCGGCGGGACGATCCTGGTGCGCGCGGACGGCATCACCTACCAGACGAACGTCGACACGAACCTCGTCGCCGGCGCGAAGGACATCGCGGTCACGGGCATCGTGCCCGACGGCATCCACGGCGGGCTGACGAACGCGTCGATCGGGACTCCGCTCACGGTCCAAACGCCGATCGTGAACATCAACAGCGCGACCGTCGTCGCCGACAACGGCAGCGGCGGCGGGCTGACGAATGGATTCGACCTCGAGAGCGACGAGGACCTCCTGAATCGCGTGCTCGAGGCGTGGAAGAATCCGCCGCAGGGCGGGTCGGTGGGCGACTACCTGATCTGGGCGAAGCAGGTGCCCGGCGTCACGCGCGCCTGGGTGATCACGCCGTTCCCTGACCTGAATGACGTCGGCGTGGGGTTCGTGCTCGACCATCAGACGCCGACGATCTTCCCCGACGCGCCGAAGATCGCGGAGATGCAGGCCTACCTCGAGGACCCGATCCGAAAGCCGGTGACTTCGCACCCGGTCGCATTCGCGCCGATCGCACTCGATCTCGACTACACCGTGACGGATCTCTCGCCCGACACGCCGGCCGTGCGCGACTCCGTCGAGGCCGCGATTGCGGATCTCTGCCTGAAAACCGCCCAGGTGGGTGTGGTCATGCCCCTCAGCAAGATCCGGCAGGCGATCTCGAACGCGCCCGGCGTCGACGACTTCGTGCTCACCATCCCGGCCGCGGACATCGTGCCGGCCGCCGGCGAGCTGATCGTGCCCGGCACCGCCACCTTCGTCTGATCGGGGACCTTCCATGCACGCAATCGACAGCTTCGGGAGCGTCGCGGGCGCCTGGTACAACGGCGACCCGGGTCACATCCCGCCCGTTCCGCCCACCATGTTCACCCAGGATTGGTTCAACGACATGCAAGGGAACCTGCTCGCGCTCCTCCTCACGGCAGGCATCGCTCCGATCAAGCTCGACCTGACGCAGCTCACCCTCGCGGTGCAGGCGCAGGCGTTCGGCGGCGGCGGCAAGGGCTGCGCGAACCTCCTCGACAACTCCGACTTCTGGCTCTGGCAGCGCCTGCCGGGCGCCGCGGCGACGGTCACGAGCGCGAAGTACACGGCCGATCGCTGGCTCTCCTTCGGAGGCGGCGGCAGCGGCAGCGCGAGCGTCATCCGCTTCGGCCTCGACCTGGCCGACATCCCCGAAGAGCGCGCGATCCTCGACGCGAACAGCGCGGGCGGAACGCCGGGCGCCGGCGCGCAGGTGATGAACTGGCAGCAGAGCGTCGCCGCGACGACGACGAAGCCCTCCTTCGAGCAGCGCCAGACGGAGATCCTTTGGACGACGCAGGGCAAGAAGGTCACGGTGTCGTTCTGGGCGCGGCTCCACAGCGGATCGACGCCGGTGGACGTCGACGTCGAGATCGAGCAGAACTTCGGCACCGGCGGCAGCCCGAGCTCGCCGGTGATCGTCACCACGACGCCGGCGACGATCACGACCTCCTGGACGCGATTCTCGAAGACGTTCACGCTGGGTGCGATCAACGGCAAGACGCGCGGCACGAGCTCGCCTTACCTCTCGATGCGCGTGAAGATGCCGCTCTCGGCGACGTACAACCTCGAGTTCGGCTGGTTCGACATGAAGGCGCTCGGGACGATCTCGAACTACGTCCACCCGGGCATGCGCAACGACTGGATCGAGTGCAGCCGCTACTACTGGAAGACGCAGGAGCGCAACGTCGCTGTCGACACGACGAGCGTCGTCGGCAGCGTCTCGAGCCAGGAGACGGGGACGGAGTGCGCGGCGCTCAACACCCGGTTCCCCTGCGAGATGCGCGCGGTGCCGACGATCGTCTGGCACGCACCCTCGACGGGCGCCACCGCCAAGATCGACCGCGCGGGCACGGCCGTCACCGTCACCGGGACGGTCGGCACCTCGACCAAGACCACCGGCTACCCGCAGACGGGATCGGGATCGGACACGCTGAACCAGGCGCACATCGAGGCGGACGCCGAGCTCTAAAACGGGGGGGACTCTGTGGCGCACGCGCAGCCGCGCCGCTACGCCGCCGAGGCGTGGCGGACGCTGATCGTCGTCGGGATCCTGATCGCGCTCTCGGCGCTGCTCGGGGGCTGCAGCGCGCCCCAGCGGCAGTGGTGGGCCGACCACCTCCCGATCATCGGCGAGTGGATCGCGCCGGCGGTCCCCGTCCCGAAGCCGCTCTGGATGGTCGCCATCCATTTCGTGGCGAGCCTGTTCGCCGACCATCCGATCGAGGCGACGGGCGGCGCGGCGACGGTGGCAGCGACCGTGCGCGGGATCACGCACGGAATCCCCGGCACCGCGCGCGCCGTCCGCCTGGCGCATAAGCGCACCGTGCACCGGGCCGCGACCGCGACGCTCGACGCGGAGGCGCTGCGCAGGAAGGCCGCCGACCTCGGGGCCCGTCTCGAAAAGAAGAAGGCGCACGTCGTGGCGCGCGCCCAGAAGGCGAAAGACCTCAACGCCCTGAAGGACAAGATGGCCGCGGCGACCGACCCGGTCTTGCCCCCCAAGACCTGACCCGCCAGGGGAGCGCGATGAGCGAACCCGACGACATCCACTCGAAGGGCTCGTTTCGAGACCGGCTGTTCAAACTCGAAATGGGCCAGGAGGAGACGCACCGCCTCCTGCGCGAGCAGAATGCGCGCGCCGAGGAGCGCAACAACAGGATCGACCAGGAGCGCGCCGACTTCCGCGCGCTGCTGCTCGGCGACGGGCGGGACATCGGGCACGCCGGAAGACTTGACCGGGTCGAGCAGCGCGAGGCGTCTCGCAGCCGGACCATGCGCATGGCGATTGCGGCAGCGTTCCTGGCGATCTTCACGGAGGTCGCGTCGGTGATCCACCGGGTCTTTTCGAAGTGAGCCGCCATGCCTGATGCTGCAGCGATCGAGAAGCACCTCCGCGCGCTCTACGGTTCGCTGCCGCGCGGCCTGATCTGGGTCCGACGCGCCGGAGTGCGGGAGAAGGTGCTGCGCGCGCTCGCGACGGAGCACGCAGAGATCCAGGCGCGCGCCGACCAGCTGCTGCTCGAGTCGGACCCGCGCACCACGACGGAGATGATCGGCGATTGGGAGGAGGCGCTCGGCCTGCCTCCGATCGAATCGCTCGATCCCCAGCCGACGCTCGACGAGCGGCGCGCCGCAGCTGCTGCGAAGTACGCGGCAGTGGGCGGCGCCGCCATGCAGGGGCTGATCGACGCGGCGGCCGCGCTCGGGTTCGTCATCACGATCATCGAGTACTGGCCGTTCGTGCCGGCGGGCATGGGGAGCTCGCTCGGCGACAGCCTCTGGGACCAGGAGTGGAACTTCTTCTTCGAGGTCGTCGCCCCGTCCGCGGCGATTGGCAGTACGCTCGAGCAGACCATCCGCGCGAAGAAGCCCGCGTGGACGGCCTGCGGATTCACCTACGTATGAGCGGAGTCCAAGGCATGCAGGTCTCAGCGTTCTGGCCGACGTTCTTCGCGTTCCCCGATCCGTCGGCGCTGATCTTCTTCGACGCGACGACGGGCTTCTCGGGGCGCATCAACGGCACGAAGTACACCGACCCCTCGGGCACGAGGCCCTACGGGTCCAAGACGGTCGTGCAGCCCTCGAAGCTGCTGCCCATCGCGACCGCGCTCGAATGGATGCGCCGCTTCTATCGATCGACGGGCGCTCCACCGATCCTGCTCGGCAACGCGAACATCGTCCCCGCCGGATCCTCGAACGACTGGCACGACGACTCGCGCAGCTCGCACACGACCGGCGGCGCGCGGCGCCGCTTCGTTCCGATCGGCCTGGCGCGTCACCTCCGCGGCCTGCCCGACGGGCTCGACTCGATGAAGAGCTTCGCACGCGACCAGGAGCCACGCCCAGTCGGGCACTTCCTCGGGACGCCGTTCAAATACACGGGGTACTACGGCATCTGCCCCGACGGCTGGAAGTACGACGACCACGACGCCGACGGGTGGAGCGTCTTCGACCCCGCGCATCTCGAGTGCTCGGCGATCTGGGGCGGGATGATCGCGGGCGACCAGGAGTGCGCCATGCACCTGGTCGCGCTCGGGATCGCGCTCGCGAACACCTTCCCCGGCGGCGGCGCGCACGGTGTCCCGAAAGGCTGGCGCGGCAGCGACCAGGAGCGCGCGGTCGGCGAGGTGATCGGGTGCTACACGCGGCTCGCGCTCGCCGGCGTCGGCATGGGCCCGGCATGCGTCGAGTTCCGCGACCGATTCCTGGCGGGGCTCGACCCCAAGCAGCACCTGATCGGGCTGCTGAAGGACCTGGTGGCGCGGCCCACACCGTTCGGGGCCGGCAACGTCGACATCAACTGCATGCCCGACATCGGCAGCTACCTCGGCCGCCACGAGTGCCAGGGCGCGTTCGGTTGGCAGAACGGCATCCACGACTGGTGGCTCGCGCACGCGCTCGCGTCGGGCCTCGTGAACGACCCGCTCAAGAGCCAGGTGATCTCCTGGCTGCGGCCGCGCCAGGACGACTGGCTCGCGCGCGCCACGAGCTCGGGCGGCATTTCGTACTCGTTCTCGCGCGCGAAGGACTTCACCACGGACGAGGTCCTGGCCGCGAACAAGGCCAACCACGACCCCGCCCATCACACGTTCGAACTCGCGGCCGCGATCGGCGGCATCGGGTGCATCCGGGACGTTCCTCGTGTCGCCGATTCCGAGGTCGCGGCCGCGGGATTCGCCCTGCTGGGCCACCTGGCCGAGGCGCGCGCGATCCTGGACCTGCACGCGAGCCCCGACCGCGATCCCCAGGACTATGCTCGCGTGGCGACCTATCTCGAGCCCGTCTACGCGGTGAGTTGAGGCGGACGCTATCGTGCGCCGCGTGAAGAAGGAGACGCCCGTGAAGCTGCCCGACCCCACCAAGGCCCCGGTGGTCACGGTCCAGTCCGTCACCGAAGAGCAGAACCGATCCGAGGCAGCCGCCGCGCTCGCGGCCGATGGCGGGCGCAAGTCGAAGGCGGTGCACGACGCCGTCGCCGCGCTCGAGCAGGTCGTGCGCGACATCGTCCCCGACGGCCCCTATCGCGCGTCGGGGCTGCAGCTGATCGAGAAGGCGCATCGCGTCTTCGTGAACCAGATCTTCACGGCCGTCGTCCGCAAGTCCTGAGGAGCGAGCTCGCATGGGGAAGATGCCCAAGGCCTCGACGCCGGCCGCGGCCCCGCACCCAAGCATCGACGAGCGCGAGGACGTCGCCGTCGGGACGGAAGTCGTCTTCGTCCACATGATCGGCGGCCCGAAGATCCTCGAGGAGCGCGCGGTCGTCACGATCGCGCCGCACGGCATCGAGGGACTCGTCTCGCTGGCGGTCGGCCGCCGCGACGACGCGCCGAAGCTGCGGGAGGACGTCCCCGACGAGGAGATCGTCGGCATGACCCGGACGCCCCGCTGGCGCCGCAAGGCCGCGGAGGCCGCGCAGCAGCCGCCCGCGTCCCCTACCTGATCGACGAGCGCCGATGGGCGCGGAGTTCCAGATCACGATCAAGTCGAACGCGAAGGAACTCGCGCGAGACATCCAGCTCTTCGCCGAGGACCAGCTCCCCTATGCGACCTCGCGCGCGCTGAATCGCCTCGGCGCGATCATCCTCGACGAGGAGCGCGACCTCATGGCGTCGCGCTTCGCAATCCGATCCAAGTGGATGCTGCGCGCATTCCGACTGATCCGCACGCACAAGTCGCAGTGGCCTGGCCTGGCCGTCGTGGGCGGGCACCAGTTCTGGGCGATGAAGCTGCACGAGCTCGGTGGCCAGAAGACGGGCGGCACGAAGCACCCGGGCGAGATCTACGTGCCGACGCGCGCGATCGCGGCGATGCGTTCGCCGACGACGGGCCGCCTGCCGGCCGCGCTCTATCCGCAGGCGCTGCTCGACTCGAACCGCGCTTACTTCACCAAGAACGAGTTCTTCGGCGAGGTGATCAAGGCGCGCACGGGCGCGATGCATTCGACCGCGCTGCTGCGCCGCGCAACCAAGGACGGCAAGGAGCCCGTGCTCTACCTGGTCCGCAACTCGGCGAAGATCCTCGCGCGCTTCGGGTTCGGGCCCGAAGCCATCGCGCTGGCTGGGCGGCTCTACGAGGAAATCTTCGAGCAGGAAATGACGAACGCCGTGCGGACCTCGAAGCACTACGCTGCGACGGCCGCGCGCATCCTCGAAACGAGGGGCTGATGCGATCCATTACGACCAGCAGGACCGTCACCGAGGGTGACTGCTGCTGCACCACGAAGCTGGACCAGATCCTCGCGGCTCTCGCGCGGATCGAAGCACAAGGGAGACGAGAAATGGCAGCATTCAAGGACGTCCAGGCGGCGATCGATGCCGTCAACCAGCACACGAGCGACCTCTCGGCGAAGGTCGACGTCGTCGTGACGAACGTGAACCAGATCATCGCGGACCTGAAGGCCGCTGCCGGCGATCCCGCCGCGCTGCAGGCCGCGCTCGACG